CCTTGGATCTGACATCCAAGAAGGTTTTGCTCCTGGGTTAGGGGCAATGATTATAGAACCAACTATATCATTGAAAGCCGCTCTAATCTTTGGATTAGATGTTTCAAATGGATTTGATGGATCAAAGAAATCTAAATCTTCTGGTACAAGACCTACTTCCTGTAGGTATCTTTTATATGTCTCACTACCTTTCTTAGCTTTTCTTGCCCAATGTGGTAACGTGATCATAGCAGCTTTTAATGCTGATACTCTTGTGGCATCAGTTACTGGTTGTAATAAATTTAATTTAAATGTTACAGAATTAAATTTTTCCCAAGGAATGCTAGCATTGACTTCTGCTGCATTTTGATAAGCATATTGAAAACCTTGATATATAGTACCTATGTCTTTTGCAAATATTTGTAAATCTGTATCATCTGCATCATAGGCTTTCTGAAACGCACGATATTTGTCTCCAATGGTGCCTTTTGTAAAAGCTGCTTTCCCCGTAGTTTTTGCCATTCTATATGGCATCTTTAGGGTATTCTTCATAAGCTCATGTAGATTGACTAGACCACCCATCACACCTAATCTTTGAAATGCAAATAAAGGTTCCGCAACGGCAAGTATGGCAGATGCATTTAAAAGAATTAAGTTTCCAAAAGCTCTTGTACCACTTTGAACGCTATAAAAAAAATCACTGTCTGTTGCTCCAAAGAATGATTTGGTTGGAAGCGTACCTAAATTGGCTTTGATTGCATAAATAATCTTTGCTCTATCAGTTTTATTTAATTTTTTCTCTTTTCTAGCCATAAGTTCTTGATCAATTAAACCGCCTTCATCAACAGCCTCTGAAATCTTTTCGCCTCTGACACCAAACCTATTGACAAAAGCCATACGTCTTACAGTAGTGGTAATATATTTTTGAATAACACCATAAGTATCATTATCAAGAAAATCTTCTAATTTCATTTTCTTAGTTATGCCCCCACCTATAGGAACATCAAACACTTGATATGGATTCATATTAATAATTCTTTTCAGTTCCTGTGGGGTATAGCTGTAAACCTTTTCCTCTTGAAGAACACTTAGGTCAAACCCCCATATAGGTGCATTGCCCTCATTATTTATTTTTGTAACTATACCATCCGCCTTTTCTCTAGCAGCTTCTGGTGTAGCACCATCATCTATAAAAACTTTTGTAAAGAAATCAGTAAGAGCATTAGTTTTATCCATACCTTTTAATGGACCAGTTTTAAATTTACCATCACCTAAAGTATAAACTTGTGGAAAATACATAAGAATCTTTGGTGGAGGAGGGGCACCATATTTTCCGTAAGTCTGTTCTATTAACCCATATAAATCATTCATTAACTTTCTAAGGTCTCTTGCCTTATCAATAGTCAAGCCAACTTGTCTCATCTCAGGTGTAATTTGTATGTTGCCTGTAGTTGGATTTACAAATTTACCTCTTAACAAATCAGGTACCAATTTAATTTGAGCAGTTGTCATATCATTTAAAATAGATTGAAATTGTCTAGTGTACTGACCGAGACCTTGATTGATCTCTTCATGTACATCCATTTCAATAATACCAGTTTCAGTTCTACTTGTTCTGGCATACTGATCTCTATCTAAGATGTTAGCTAGTTTATAAGCGGTTGGTGTACCTCTTCCTAAACCAACAATTCTCCTAGCACTTCTAGTATAGTAACCTGTATTTGCAGATATTTTTTCTAATCTGATTTGATTTTTTTCAGTATCAAGAAAAGAAGATTTAGGATTTTGTGATCTTGCGAAGACGGGTGTTACATCTTCCTCTGTGTTTACAGTATCAGGAACAAGGGTATCTTGTGTATATGCCTTTTCCATTTTGGGAGCATATTTTTTAATAAAAGATTTTTGATTAGCTTTGTATTTATTAAATAAAAAACTGCCTCTATCTAAGACTTCATTGAGATTATTAATTCCATCCCTTGATCCAATCCTAATTCTTTCTGCTCTTTTTTGGACAGCACTCGGTATGTCTGGGATTTGTTCAATGTTTCCGATGAGGTAGGCTCTGGCTTGACCTTTCCCGATCCTAGGGTGGAGGTCTGAGATTTTTTGGACTGCTTCATTTATTATTCCTTTTTTAAAATCACCTATAGTTTTATTGTAACCTTGACTGTCGGGTGTTGCAACTTTTTCAAGAGATCTTAATTTATAATCTTTTGGTATTATAGATATAGATCCATACTTAGATAAATCAGTTTTACTAATAGCATTCGATACAGATGTCTCATCCATTAAAGCAGGACCACCATCTAAATGAATGTCAAAAACAATTCCATTTGCTCTAGGTGTTACGGATACTGTCCTGCCGATAGTGTTACTTAACTGTCCCATAACATTGTCTGGAATACTTTTAATTTCAGTAGTCTCAAGAAACACACTGAAAGTTCTTTCAAAACCTTCGGGAGCAGGTTCATTTAAATTAGCATTAGAGAAAATACCTGCGGTTGTTTTTTCTTGTCTAAGTGACATACCTAATAAAGTCATAAAAGTATCGATATCTTTTGCATCAAAGTTACCGTAACCTCTTGAATCTTTATATCGCATTGGAACACGAATATTAGGCTTAGTAAAACCATTAGAAGTAGCCATACCATCCGTAGTTACTCTGACCATAGTGGTTTTTCTATTTCGCATAACACTTGCAATCATGTCCACAAAGGATGGTTGTTTCTTTCCCTCGTCTCTACTTCGTGCAGTAATTTTGGAAATGTAGGAAGCATCAATTTTATCTGCCTCTTTATTAAGACCAACAAAACCTTCTTTATCTTTTGCAAAAGATTTAATTTCTTCAAACTGATTACTTACAACATTAGATTGATTGTCAACTCCAACCGTTCCTACAAAGGCTTCTTGATAACCAAGTAAGTTATCTCTCAATGCATATGGAACCTTTGGATCTCTAAGAACTTGCTTAGTTAATTTATCGTTAGGTATTGAAACACCCGCTTCTTTTAACTTTGGTAGAACTCTATTTTGTAAAACAAGTGCGTAATCATCATAGTTTTGTACTTCGTTCTTTTCTACTTTTGATAAGCCTCTTTCATGTACCCAAGCAGGTGCTTGTATCTGCCATGTCTCATAAGGCTGAACACCCGCAGGTAAATTTGCATTCTGTTCATTTCTTATTTTAATGTAGAACTCACTAAGGATATGATACATGACATAATTATTTGCTATGTCATCACCTGTAATACCGAATGAGGATGCCACTTGTCTGTCATTAGTAGATAAAGGTACTTCATTTCTTATTCCGCCTAGATATAAAAAGGTACCACTAAAAGATCTAGTTTTTGGTGCTCCTAAAAATTCATCGGATAGGGCAGTTGTCACAGCAGTTGGACTTACTAAATCTGTTGTGATTGGTTTACCTTGATAATGCTCAGACAATAAAGCAATTGTTCTATACATATTGTCTATTGGATCTGCCATTGGACTAGTGGCTGCAACTACATCCCAAAATGTTTCTATCTCTGTAGAGGTCATATCTGGAAAATAATTACCAACAACTTCAGAACTTACTTCATACCAATATCGTGCTCTGTCTGGTAATTTTAAAGCATCGTTCCAAAATTCTTGTTCTCTTGGAACCATCTTATTAGTAAGACCTAATTTCTCTAATTCTGCTTTAGCACCTGGAACTTTATCTAAAGTCTCTGCCCATATATCTGCTACAGATTTCTTACCAACATAGCCTATGCCTCTTTGAGTTAAGTCTAAGTCTGTAAATCTCTCACCATTTATAGTTTTGGCTACAGTGTTAGGTGCTTTTTGTACCGTTGCTCTTTGATACTCTGGTATTGCTTTTTGTATATCTTCTATGTTCTTAGATGGTGTGTCTGTACCATCTGTTCCATCTGTCTTACGGGCAAATAAAGGTGTGGTGTCTTGTGCACTATCACTTAGAGTTATGTACTCATAGACAGGTTTCTTTTCTGTACTATTCCCATAAAAAATTTCACCTACAACAGGTCCTAACTCAACATTAGGTGCATACATTACTGGTCTTAAACGTGGTTGATCTTTACTGTCGGGAAAAGTAGCTAACTTAGTTGCACCATTCATATTGACTTTTAGTGTATATTGATGAGGACCACTTGGAGATTTTGCTTTTTGGTTACCACCATTTTCTATACTAAGATTATTTGTAGATGTTACAGAAACTAAAGTGTGTATTGGGTCTGTATCATTGTCACGATCTGCCCACTTCCATTTAGTTCTTTTCTTTGCTTTTTTACTTGGGTTTACTAAGTTTACAGCCTTACCAATTTGACCTGTAACCACTTCTGGTGGTGATAGTTTAGCTTCAACATCACTAGTAACCATTGATGGTATGCCTCTTTCGTTGATAGCAATCTCAACACCAGTATATGTTTTGCCTGTTACATCTCTGTCTGCATTGTTGTCTATGTCTAGATCAATGTAGTTACCTCCTGCTAAAGGGTTCTCTATATTCATCTGTTCTTGTACGTCTGGTCTGTTGTCTGGAACAGGGCGAACTCTGCCATAGACAGCAGTCTGATCCTCGAATGGATTATTTGCTTCTGTATCCATTCCGTATTTAGTTTTGATATTGTTTAGGTAATCATCAACTAAGTTCTTGCCTGTTAATCTTTCAAAGAATTCTCTAACGGCTCTGATGATCTGTCTGATGAAGTACTGAACTTTGTTTTCATACTCACCACTACGTCTAGTGATTGGACCTCTATATCTGTTCTCAACCATCTCACCTAAAGTAAAAGCAATATATTCTTCTGCTCTGTCTGCTATATTTAGGTCTTTATAATACGGATCGTTCTCAATAAATTGTTTATTGAAGTCTGTGTCTGGGATACTATTGTACATATCCACCATCATTTCTGGTGTTATGTTTTTCATCTTGATACCAAAATGAACTAGCTCGTGTGCTAAAGACTCAACCCTTACAGATGGTTGTTGATTAAGTCTGATTGCAATGGCACCTCTTTGTAAGTTGCCTTCTGTCTGTTTAATCCAACCACGGATATAAGCACCAATCATTCCGTCTGCAATGTCTGGGTCTATATCCATTTTATTCAAGTAACTAGCTAGGTTTACAACGTCTACTTTCTCTAGGTCTTTATCTAAAGTTTTAGCAAACATATTTATAATCTGTCTGACAGCAGGTTTATCTTTCCCTGGGACATTAGTTAGTAAGCCTTCAATGCCTTCACCTAATGGAAGTTCACCTGCTCTTTGGACAGCATCATTAGTTTTTATATTCTGAGTTCGAGCAAACTTAACTGTCTGATTACTAGACATCTCAGCAAGTTTGTTTTTAAGAGTTTCGATTGCTTCTGCTTTATTACTACCAATTGGAGTATTTATACTATAAGCAGGTGAATCTGGTTGAAATCCTCTTTCATTAGTTTGATACCAAGCAATTGATGAGTCAATGCCTCCTACAAATCTAGATGTATATAAAGTGTTCTTACCATCTGATAAAGATGTCACGGGAGATGCCATAGTATCAATACTACCATCAGGTAATCGTGGCTTAGTTGTCTTTTGAGTGTACTCAACTTCTGTTTCAGCTTCTGCCTGATCTATAACCTGATCTTGTTCTGGTGTTTTGTTAAACTCAAAACCTTGGTTCATATCATACTGACCAGTTTCAGGATCAGCAAAGTATTGTGTGCCTGTCTGAGTTTCTGTTGTCTGTGTCTGGTTGAAAGGTAAGTTTGGTTGTACAGCATTGTCTTGTGTGACAGGTATCACATCGCTTGATGTCTGACCTTCAGCAGCAGTTTCAATTTTTTCTTGTGCTTCGGCTTGTCTCGCTGTTGGTTCTTTTGGTGTCTGCTCTGTCTGAGTTAATTGATCTTGAGGTCTGTTAGCTGCATCAAAAGCATCTGCCTCATCCATTTCAGCTAACATTCTGTTTCGTGCATTAATTAAACGGCTATAGACATCAGCAGTCAGCAAGATATTCTTTGGAACAGGTACTCCACTAGAAGACAATGTACCACTAGACTTAGCAATGGATCGAGTTCCAGTTTTACTGGAAGGATCAAAAACCGTAATGTGGGTCTTCTGGGGTTTACCAGATTTTTGAAATGGACTTAATGGGTTGCCATTCTTACTAAGAACAACTCTAAAGACTTGACCATTAGCTGTCTGAAACACATAACGTGGCACAACAACATTCTTCATTGGATCCATCATGATTTTTGTTATCATGACTCTCTCTTGTGCATCTCCTAATTTTCTTTGGTTATCAGCATTATTCCTAACAGCAACATCTTTAATTGAATTAATTTCTGCAATAATTCGATCACCTTGTCCCAACCATTTAAAAAAGTTAACGGTGTTAGAAACTCTGACATCTCCCTTATAATCATCATCCTGTCTCTTGCTAATATCATATTCTTCCATACGATTAATTTGTTTAGATAGAAAAGAGGATCTATTTGCTGCATTTTCTGGATCGGTAATATCTTTAAATTCACTTGGGTCGAGATCAACAATAGTCCCAGTATTTGTAGTATCACCTTCAAATATAGAAAGCTCACCACCTTCTGGATCTAAAACCTCTCCATCAACTGCATCATTAATTACTGGTGTAGAATTATCTGGACTAAATGGTGCTTTTAGTTTGCCACTTTTTGCATAGTTATAAGCAAGACCTGCGGATGTTGTTGGAAAGTCAAAAAAGATAGAGCCGATTGCCGCATCTACCGCACCTTCAGTAATATCTCTATCTCTATCAAAACTATTTCTGGCAAGAATATTAGAAGAAATAACGTCAGCAACTTCTAAAGATGGTTGTAATATTAAAGTTTGTTGTACTGCCTGACTAGCAAGTTGACCTGTAGTTAAACGACTAGTTAGCTTTTTAGCTCCTCCAACACCAAAAGTTGTAGCACCATAACCAATTGGTTGTGCAAGAGATCCTGTAACTCTAAGAGGTGTTAATAATACAGCAGCCGATGCAAGAGCACCAGATTTTAAAGCATCTACTTTTGCAACATCATAAGCTAAACTATAAGACTCTTTTACACTTTTGCCTTGGTTTCTATAAGAAGCGAAGGCATCTTTAAACGTACCTCCGAGTTGTTGAAGACCTACTGCTCCACCAGAACCACCTGCTGCACCAGTTAAACCTGCTACCGCTGTACCAAAACCAGGTACAACTGAACCTGTAGCCGCACCCACACCACCTCCCGCAACTAATCCTGCAATCGAAGGCATAGTACCACCTGCTAGGTTACCCCACCAATCAGCATCAATAAGTTTTGACCAACTGTCTTTATCATAACCAAGTCTCTTTGGTGGTTCACCTAAACTCTTTTGATATTTTTGTTCTGCGGCTAACATATTAGTGTCTGTGTCATTTGAAATAAGTGACATACCAAAACCCACATCAGCAAAACCTTTATCGGCTGCGGCATAAGTAGCATCAATAAAACCACCAATACCACCATCATCACCTGCACTTGGCTCTGAATAATCAGTTGCACCAAACTCTGATAAGATATTACTAAGATCAATATCATTTGTTTGAGGTGTCGCACTTTTACGAGTGGTAAAGTCAGATATAACTTTCTTTAGTTCTTCTGTCTGGTTACCCATTTGAGGTGCTAGATTTTTAAAAGCTCGTTGACTGTCTTTTAATTTAGTTGCACCAAAATCGCTTTCACCTGTTGTTGGGTTAGCAAATAAGTCATTCTCTAAAGCCATATTAGTTTCCTGCTATAATCATATTTATTATTTGATTTACGAGTGGTGCGGATTTATACTCTTGCATTAATCTCTGACGTAGATTTTTTATAAAAGTAGGTTGGTCAGTTTCTGGTTTTTTATATTGGTTTTGAAGTGCTCTTATCTGGTCACCAACCTGACCACCAAAACTAAGTTCACCACCCGTATTCTCAGTAAATAGATTTTTATCAATTTTACTTACACTTGGTCCTAACTGACTAACAGTATCGGTAATGATACCTTGGATGGCACCCATATCGTTCTGAACACCACTATTAATAATTTTATCTCTTATTATATTCTGAAGTGTTCCTAATGATGCCCCATAACCAGATTTAATATTACCATCACTATCAAAATAGTCTGCATCAAGTACGCCTAATCCCATAATGTTACTGGTTATGACATCATTTAAATTATCAAAATCATTTAACTTTAAACTACCTTTACCACCTGCTCTTATTTTAGCTGAACCTAATGTAGTCAGATTTGTATTAAGATTTCTTTGGTTTTTACCCGCTAAATCCATCTTGGCAATGTCATAATCTTTTGTAAGACCCAGATTAAACTGTCTGATCTGCTCATTCTTAGCTGCTATTTCTTTTTCTTTTGTCTTCTGAGCTACGTCTAAGCCACCTGCTAATTGACCTATCCTAGAAACGGTTGTGTAAAAACTTGCCATTTAATTCTCCTTATGACTTGGTACTTGCAACAGATGCTTTGAATGCATTTGTAAATGGGTTAGTTACACCTGCTGTTAGTGCACCACCACGATATGCGGCTTGAGATCCAAGATTAAGATTTGTCAATTGAGCTTTCTGATAATCTTGTAAGGCTATCTGTGAATCCATTGGGATCTTTGCTTTCAATTCTGCAAATCTCTGATCAAGGGAGGCTTTACCTTCTGTGAATATAGTACTGTCCATCATGCCTCTCTTAGACATAGTGGCTACAAAATCAGACGTTGCTTTTGTGTATGCATCATCTAGTTCCTTAGTTCTTCTATCTGAGAAACTTTGAATATAGTTTTGTCCGAAGTCACTGTTTGGATCTGTCTGTGCTCTAACTCTAGCCATCTCTGCTGCATATTGTTTTGCAGCTTCTTCAGCAGGGTCATCAGCAAAGGCAGTCACAAGTGCGGATCCAACGGCTACGGCTTGTAATGGATCTTTCATTGCTTTGTTTACAATGTTATCCATGACTTTTTCAAAACTAAAATTTTTAAATGTAGTTGAACCATCATTACCACTACCAGTGTTTGGATAAAAACCTGAGGCAGATACATTACCACTTGGATAATCAGCACTTACATTATTTCTCAAGGCATCTATAGTATTGTTGGTTTGGGTTGTTGTTGGACCAGTATTAAAACCATAACCTTGACTATTATTGTTAGCTCTCTGACCACCATTAAAAGTTTTTTCAAAAGCTAAATCAGAATCAAAATCTGCACCACTTGTTCCAGGGGCACCTAACATATTATAATTTCTTCCATCTGGAATATTAGGATTTGTTCCAACATTCGCCTCATAATTAGGTCCAACTGGCATATTTGTATTTGGTGGTGCCATCTGTCCCGCAGTATTACGATATAACTGATCTGTTCTTCCAGATCCCATTGTCATACCACCTGTATTTCTAAAACTCATATCATCATCTTGAATATTACCCATAATGTTCATTTGAGTTTGACCATCTACACCTTGCAGATAAGGTGCGTTCATCTTATACCCACCCTGACTAAATGAAGGTAGAGCTTGAACTTGTACTTTAGCTGCTGAATTATTTCTTGGGGGACCCATATTTGTATACATAGGTTTTGCCTGTTGGTTACCCATAAGACGGTCATATGTATTTCCGAATGTTCCGACTTTACCAAAACCTTGTGCAAGACCATATCCACCAAGACCTGCTTGCAGGGCACCACTTGCACCACCTGCTTTAAAACCAGAAGCTAGATTAAGACCACCTAATGTCTTGTTAATTGTGTCCCCATATTTCATACCATCGAAAGCTCCGAAGCCTCCGAGTGTTGAACCTAAAGCCAGACCTGCTCTGACTTCATCTTTATTGAGGAAATTTCCTATTTTTTTAAATATACTTGCCATTGTTTTATCTTCCTGTTGGTGCTGATTTAAATTGTCCTGATCTTGATTTACCTGCGTAACTACCCATACCAGAGGTATCTATGTCGTCACTGTAATTTAGAAATGGTGATGAGCCAGACACGCCATAGACATCTTGACCTGCTCTACGTTTACGTCGTCTTAGTAAATCAGTAGGCATCGTGTCTGGTCTATCTATCTGTCTCATATCATTTGTAGATGATTCAATTTTAGGTGCTGAACTGACAGGTGCATTAATACTATTGTCATCACCACCAGAAAAACTAGATGAAGGTGATGTCTGAGACATGTAACCTTGATTGGCTCCAAGACCCATCATAGAGTCTAAGTCTAAACCCTTAAAAGTTGCATAAGCATTAATAGGTGCTGTAATTGCTGCCGCAGTTGGACTAACTAAACCTACCATATTACTGATTGTAGAAAAGGCACCTTTTCGGGATGCGTTAGCAAGACTGCCTGCTGTGTTTAAAGCTGATAGGGCGGGCATACCTGAGATCGCACTAAAAACACCACCTATATCAGAACCAAAAAAACCTTCGTTCTGTCCACTAAAACGACCTGTAACGGTACCATCTTTATTGAAACTATAATCGGCTAATGACACACCATATGTTGGTGACTGACCACCTGCTTTTGTACTAATGTTTGAATAGGGTGCATAATTACTAAAACCGAAACTTTTAGCTGTAGACATAGCCTGAGTAGGGGTTACACCTGCCATGTTAGGAGTATTCATAAAACTACCAAGGTTCATACCAAAGTCTCTGCCATATCCTGGAGCTATAGTTGCTATATCTAAATCTTTTTTATCTGTCTCAACAACGGAACCACCAAAAAGACTACCACCTAAACCTGCTGATTGTGGACCCGTAGAAAAACCTGTATTGTCTATATCAGTTAGTGACTGTACAGAAGGACCTATACTACCAAATGCATCTAAATCAGGTGGACCAAATCCATTAGGTCCCCAAGACATATCTCTATCATCCATCTTACTTGAATTATCATACCCAGATACACCTGTGACATCACCTCTGGAAGACATCATTCCAAAGTCTTCGTCAGTAAGTGCATCAGTAACTGCACTAAAGCCACTTCCTGCACCAACAGTGTTACCTGATGTGGAAGAAATTGTACTTGTAAGACTATCAGGTACACTTGCAGTTCTACCAGAACTATAAACAGGTGAACCCGTAACGTCATAACCTACAACAGTCCTGCCAGTATTTGCAATACTACCTGCTGTTGACCCTGCAACTGAATCAGAACCCGCAGAACCTGATAACATGTCACCTATTTGAGATACAGAAAAACCTCTGTTTGCCATATCAATAGCTTCATTAACGTCAGATTCAGAAGCATTATCTAAAGAACTAAAGTTATTACCAATTTCACCAGTTCCGATACCATTAGTATAACCAATAGCAGCATCCATTGCAGTACTACCCGTTTTAGAAGTACCACCTATACCAAAAGTATTACCACTTGGCGAATTTGTAGATCCATCTCCTGGACCATCATTTGGTCCTACTCCATCATCTCCTGCACCCGATGGGTCATCGCCTACTATACTTTCGTCACTGTTAGAACCAGTGTTACCACCAGTGCCTACATTACCAGTAGATCCGTCTGTATTTCCAGTAGGATCGTTACCACCACCAGTGTTACTATCATTGCCTACATTGCCAGTAGATCCGTCTGTATTTCCAGTAGGATCGTTACCTGCATCACCGCCATCGCCGCCGCCACCGCACATAGCTTATCCTTTCAACATAAGTTTGTAAGTGCCACCATGCATTTCAAAGTCAAACTTTTTTAAGAGCTTGTCTGTTCTGTCTAGTAACACTTGGGTTGAAACACCAATACAGACTTCAGCGACATTCCAAAGTCTGCCAAAATCTATGAATAATTTTAATAATCTTATAGAAGCTAATGTGCCTCTATGTGCCTGATCAATGAACCAGACAAAGTCTGACAAAATGTAATCATGTCCAAAGAAGTATTCACTTACTCTACCTGCAATCATACCATTTAAGACACCGTCTTTTTCTGATACATAACAACAATGATTGTCCTGAGTTACACAGGTACTAAATAAGTTAGCTGCTTTATTATCAGACCAATCAAGACTAGCAAAAGCACTTTCATTGTGCATCTGTCTACCTAATACTAATATCTGGTCTGTGTCTGCTAGAACACCTTCTCTATAAATCATAAATAAAAGACCCTTATAATCTTTCTATGTGTCTGACTATAGCAGACTTAGACACAAAAGAATACTATTTTGTGTCTACAACCAAAGCAAAATCTAGAATTTTTAATTCATGATTTGTATTAGTAGAAAATTGTATACTAATACTTTTAGCTCTATGTGGAATCGGAATATCAATTGGTCTTATTGAAGTTGGAGGAATAAAAGAACTGTTTGGATTGAGCACAGTAGTTTCCATTCCGTCATTCTCCACAACAACACTACTTATAAGTTGTAATTGATTATTTTCGCTATCAAATATTGTAACATCCATACTTGCAGGTGATGACGAACCTCCTGCTCTCAAGTTTGAAAGGTCAGAATTATTACTTACCGCACGAATAATCAGACGTTTATAATGTTTGTAAGTGTCTGGTGACCCCTGTGATAATAGGGGAGTTCTTATGACTGTACTATACGGATACTGTTGATGGTTAATACCAGTTCCAGGACTATAAGACGTTGAATCCACATAATTTAATACAAATTTACCCCATCCTGTATGTGTGCCAACAAGTACAGGTCCAGTAAACGGTCTTTGTAAATTGCTACCATTAAGAGTACCAGTTCTAACTTCTTCTGGCACAGCAAAATATGAAGCACAAAATTCAGCCTTATCATCTTGATGAAAGCTATCCCAATCCAACCCATCACTTTTTCTATAGGAAAACGATAGATGTCCTGATCTACCCGCTTCAGGATCATAAGTCATAGTCAGTCGTGCTGTGTAACTTTGATTAGGATCGTAAACATTAAACTCTAGTTGTGGAAAAAAAACATGATACTGACCTATTGATCCATCCCAAACAGCATGAGGTTCATGAAAGGGTTGACCATGAAGAGCCAAATTTGCTGTTGAGCCATAATTCCTATATTGGTCAGTAAATGAAGGAGTTAGTCTAACCATTTGTTGGTATAAATCTTCAACTTCTCTTGTGAAAGTTTTAGTCTCAAGTGTCAAACCCGAAGCCGCACGTTTCAGACTGTGAATACCAAAACGACTACAAAAGAATACATCCGTTCCAACATTAACTGCGGTGTTTCTACCGAATAAACCAATGGGTACTCTAAAGTCTCTAGCTATTTCCCAAAGATTTATATTTGTATCTGCTAAATAAACTAAAGTTTCATTCTTTCCAAAGACAACTAACTTATCACCTTCTAATACGGCAAGACCTTGTATTGTATCCTTTGATGTAAACTGGTTCTTCACATCAATAATAGCACCGTCTGTTTGATTGGGTGTTGTACCACCACTAGAAGTGTTAGTTCTCCAATCTTCAAAACTGTCTTGAGCACTTATATGTATTTCTGTTTCTTTTCCTGGGATACCTGCTACTACTAATCTATTTAATATATTTACAGCCATTCCACCTTGTGGATAACTAAGATTCGTATTATATTGATTATTCGCTCCAGTTGCAGCATTAGTAAAAGCCGTACCATTATAATAGTAAGGGTCATGACCTGCCATAAAAGCAAATTGTTTTTGATCAAAGTTGACTATAGAAATAGGTGTAATAACTTTTGGTGGTGTCAAACTAGTATCTGCATCAAACATATTAGTTTGAATTACTAAATCCTTATAACTTGCTGCGTGTATCACGCCACCAGTAGTGACTCTAAAATAATATGCAACAAAATCGTCATCCCCATAATGAGCTATTTGAAGAATTGGATACAGCTTATAGGTACTAAGACCATTAGTAGAAACGACAGGCTTTTCGATTGTTGGACCCTTAACAATCTGTCCTCTAAAATCCACATAAGCATTCTCTAACTGAAATAAAAATCTCTCAGACATATTTGAGGGACTAGTAACAGTATCAAGTCCTATAAATCTATTGTATGAAAAGAGCTTTCTAGGCATTAAGTATACTCGTTTATTTCAACTGTAAGAGCACCTTGAATATTAGTTATTGAGCCAATCCAGTTGTTAAGAGTGTTTGTATATATACCACTTCTTAAACTTATCAAACCTGTATTATTTGTGTCTGTATCATCTATAGTATAATAACTTTTAAGTCCTTCTAACATAACTTCATCGTCTATTGCTCTATAATCAGTTATTGCCCTATATCTTTTAACTCTTGTTTTATATGGATTTGAAACAACTACATTACTAGCGGTTGTGTCTGCTGTATCCGCAATACGATATGTACCTGCAACTGTGCTACCACCAACAGTTTTAGCACCTAATACAAAACTATAAAGATCTGCGGTACTCGCAATTGAGCCATTAGCCGCATATATTATAGGTCCCGCACCTACAATTTTAACTGGAGTATATGTACTAAAAGTAACAGATCCAGAAGATATAACTAAGTCATTACTACCACTTGTAATAGAGCCTGTCTGATCATCATAGGTATTATCAAGGACATCTAAGAAAGAGGGGTGTCTGTTTATGTCTGCTACAACTCGGTTAGCATAATTTAAAAATCTTTCGCTTTCTAAATTCTTTAAAACAGTAGGACTTGCTTCACCCATTTCCCTCAAAGCATCATCAATTAACTCTGATAATGTAGAAAACTGACCTGACCCAGATCCGCCTGAGTTAAAGCTAACCATTCTGTACCTCTAATTCTACAATCTTTCCCTGTCTAAAAAATACATGTTTCCTCAGACAATTAGCTTCATCTTCTTCTAAAGCTACTTTGTTATCGTGAAATATTATTTTATGAGGACCTGCATCAACAGTGACACTTGGTCTAGAGGGAAATGAAAATATAGTTAAGTTTTTATTCACCTTTGCTTTAGCAGCAAGTTCTTTCATAGTAGGATCATCTCTAAGAGCTTGTACTTTTCCGTTGACAACAATAGCATCTTCTTCAGAAAAAATATGAGACTTCCTATATAAAAGGTGACCTTTGATTTGTTCGGCTAATTTTAAATCAACCTCTAATACTCCACCATGAAACGGGTATATCTTTTCACCTATGGTTATTTCCATGTTGGGTCTTTTAGCAAAAAATTTAATTGTTTTTTTAGGTGTCAATCTAATCTCCTATAAGTTAAAGAGAACCACCTGTTAAGATGGTTCTCTATATACATAGATTATTCTATGTTAATGACTGCCAACTTGAGATAACAGCATGTGTCTTTTCTTGAAGAATTTCTAAACCTGCTTCTGTTAGATATTCATCTGTGACACCGTCAACACCGTTACCCTGACGATCTTTCAATAATGAAGTATCATCAATGTATCTATATCTTAAATCCTTAGTATCTAAGATAATAGCATCAAACTGAGCACCTGGGATCTGTCTAAACATAGGGTGTGTCTTAACTTGTAATGTACCCGCAAAAGTATTGTAGGTAGTAAAGTTAACACCATATGAATCACCAGTACCAGTACTGTTAATTTGATATCTTGACTTAGCTAGTGTCTGAAGGTGTTCTGCAACCTTCCATCCACATAACATTAACTTTTCGGATGAACCGAAAGCGAATGCTTTTTCTGCTAAGAAAGTATCAAAACCTGCTTCAGTTAAGGTATTACTTGTTGATCCTGCATCCTGTACGTTAGTAGTAATGGAGTTAAATATACCATCAGTATATCTTTCTGGCATACCTGCGGAACCTGCTACAATGTCCTTTTTACCAAACAACATTGCTCTTTCCATTCCCACCATGTGCTCTTTTAAAGCATCACGAGACTTCTCTAAATACTGATCTCCAGTTCTGAAGTTAGTATGCATAGCAGTTCTTGTGATTGAGTAAGGTGTTCTGAAAATTTGGCAAAAGTTCTCGGTGCTTGCAGCATCGTAACTTACTGATGTTGGAGTATCTCCACCTTCAGCATTACCATTTCCAACCATGAACCATGTGTCACCCGCAGCAACAGCTACACCTGTTCCACCATTACCAATACCTCTAGTAATTGTGAAAGTTGTAGTTGATGGTAGGGCAGTAATCTTAGCAACTTCACCAGTTCTGAAGTTTCTAATTAACATTCCTACACGGAAAAACGCAGCATCACCCGCAGCAGAGGCGGTTAAAGTGGTTGCATTGTTAGCAGCTGTACCTGAGTGAGTAAAGGTAAAGCTAGGTAGATCCTTCCTAAAGTTATGGAATTCTGGATCATCGGTTGCTTCCGATGGAAGCATTGAGAGAATAGCCGTAAGCGGAGCCGAACCATTCGGCTCTAACATTAGGTATTTCTCTCTGTAGTTTTCGGGGCGGTGATCGGCTGCAAAAGAGCCAGTTCCCCTCATACCAAGAGTAGTCATAGTAGTACCTCATTAGGTTAGAGTTAAATTAAGTTCGTCTGTTCGATTGCTCCTTGGGTTAATAGTAAATAAACTTAGTTTCCCTAATGGTCTTTAGTTTAAAATACTGCCGTCTGGTAGGCATTCATAATTAGACACTTATAAAGTACATCAGACACAGACATAAATCAACACTATTGTCTATGTCTGAGTCGTTTTTTTATAATAAATCCAACATTTGAGTACTAAAATCCTGTTGAGGACCCTTTCCAGTAGGTACATCTGAGCCTCTTGAAGCTACAGTTTCACCACCTGCACGGGATATATTCTTCTCAACATTCATTTTCATAGCATTTTGTTCAGCAACACTTTTGTTTCCAGAGGTAATAGCATGATAATCTCTGATAGCTTTATCCATTGCTGCGGGATTATTTCCAATGGCTGCTTTATAATTACCAAAGGTTTGATCCTGCATATCTACCCAAGAAATAAAGTCATTGAAATCTGCTTCAGTATCAATTCCTAATTCAGAAGCAGTTGCCGCTGCTTGAGAGTCAACTAAAGTTTGATTAGCTCTAGTAGCACTCAATTGTTGAGCTTGTTTGAAATTATTTACATCTTCCATAAGGGTAGGGAGTATAGTTGCAGCTTCCTCTACAGCCTTAGAATACTTAAACATATTTTGCATAGCCAAGAATGCATCATCCGTAGGTTGTAATCCATTTTCATCAAAGAAGTTTTTAGCCAATTTAACAGCATTCTCATCAGACATGACATTCTTTGCTAGAACTCTTGGATCATTAGCTAATTCAGCAGGTGTTTCTGTAGGGTTACCTGTTGGATTTTCCGCTGCTTTTTGATTATTCATACTATTAAGCATACTGGTACCAATCATATTAGCTAATTGATTGGGATCTGTTACACCTGTTTGCTCACTAATTCTTCTTGAGAGTTCCATAAGTGGACCATACTTACTTTCAACAGATTTAAACTGTTGAAGCATAGTGACCGCTTTATCTTCTGGTATCTCTTCTTCTTCACCACGATACTTGATCTTAATCATTCTCGATATAGCATCTGCTTCAGCAGGGGATATATCTTGAGCGTTAGCATCACCTACTTCTGTATCACCTCTAGGGTCAGGATTATTAGTAACTTCAAAATCGAAGTCAACAGGCATCCTGTCGTTTGACTTTAATCTTGATGCTGCATCAAAACCTGATTTATCAGGATTAGCCTCTGCATCTGTCTGGGGAGTAGGTGCATTAGCGGGTGGGTTTACTGCTTGGTTTGGATCTGTAATTGCCCCAGATCCTGGGTTTCTCATAGCAGTTACGTCTGCTTCACTTGGATTAATCGCCATTTTTATTGAGCCTTTCTAGTTCCTCTTCCGCTTGAGCATCGCCTACCATCTTGGTAGGTAAATCAAGCACAGTGCGGAATGCCGACATTAAAGCCGCACAAACTCGTAATTGATCTGCATCAGCAGAGGCATTACTAATTAATGCGGTTTCCACCCTATTAAATTCTGTCAGAATTCTTTCTTGGTATATTTTCCAAAAATAATTATCTTTGAGTTTCTCCAAACCCTTAGATAGTTCAGTACTTTTTAGTTGTTTAGCCAATGTATTTCCTCAGTCTATTGTAAATACTTTATGTATGTCATCAAGTTCATGTGAGCGGGGTTTGTCCCGCCATTGCTGCCATTTGTTCTGGATCCATTTGTGTGGGTCCTCCAACTTCTTGTGCTGCTTGTGACATAGGCACGATGTTTCCTGCCTGTAATTCTTGCTGAATTTGTTCATCAGGAACAACCTCGCTCGGACTTTTCTTCCAATTTTCTACATCCTCAAAACCAAAACTTTCAATTAATCTTTCTACGAATTTATCCATATCCCATGATTGTCCAAGACCTGTCTCAGCTAAAGTTCTTATAGCTTTAGTTATATTCTCGGAGTTTTCTTCGGGTGAGGTGGGTAAAGTTCCGTCTACTACAACATAATCAAAATCACCCATGATTTCTGATCTGTTATATTTGACATCTCCACTAGGATTCTCTGCTGAAATTTCTTCGGGCATATTGACCATTCCGCCATCTACCTCAAAGAATTGTAAGTTTGCTATCATCTGTCTAACGAGAGGTCGTATAGTAGTTGATGAAAGTAATCGTGCTTGCATTCCCAATCTTTGTTGACCTAGAGTTGTCATTCTGGCTATCTCAGTAGCGGTTCTCTGTGTCTCGGATTGTATACCTTGAGCAGTGTCATTGGCTGCTGCAAGTCTTTGCATTAATTGTCCTGTGGTATCTAAGTCATTAAAATAATTTCTAGTTGCATCAGGTACTGTTAAAGGAAGAATGGCATCAGATGGATTAGCACCTGGAAGAGTTCTAATAAGTCTAGCTGCATTCGGATCTAATATGTCCCTTATGTTAACTCGGTTAGGATCTACAACTAATCTGTTCTGTACAATACTCTGTACGTTTTCAACCCTAGTACGAAGTAACCAATCTTGGTACCTCTGTAATGGCATCATTAAGTCGTAGAGTGAAGATGAAAAAGTTTTATGTGCATCATACTGCCCTTCTCCGTGGATAAGAGGGATATCTTGATGCGGATATGGCGAAGGATCAAACTGTATAACCACACTCTCATCTGCCACCACAATACGATATAAACCGAACGGTGCGGATATGCCCAAACGATTTGGGTCCATAAAAACATAAAGAGTGTTGAGTACATGAGCGTGACCTAGTCCGAAGTGATTTTTATAGTCACTAGTATAACTCCCTGAGAGCGTTGGGTCTATGCTCTGATCACGAATGGTGTCTTTCAAAAATTGATTGGAATTCCATGAAACATTAGGTCTGTGGTTCTCTATTCTATCAAGATTCTGATAATGACCACGTCTGTATAATGCAGTTAAACTTGCCCAAGTTCTATAGCCTACAAAGTCTGCCTCGTGTCTATTCTGAGCCGTAACTCTTGGATCTGGAAAATATGCCCACGGGTCTATGTTTACTGGTGCATTACCATCTTTCCCATAGAAGTTAGCTACAGGTGCCATGCCATATCTGTTATTGTCTAAAAAGATTTGATATAGCTTCTGCTCATATCCAACCTTTCTCATATTATGATGTAATCTTCTTTCTAATAATCTACCTGCTCGTCTATCAGAGTCTAAACTTGTTCTTTCTATTCTGAAAGGGGGAGCTCCCCCAAATATGGCTAGATTATAGGTGCAAATAGTATCTGATATTGATCTACTATAAGGTGTCTTTATCTGATCGATTAACCTATATTTCTTAGAGTTACGAGAGTTAGTACTAGAATTACTACCTGCGGAAGCAGTTCGGGCAGATCTAACATCATCTACAACTCTACTTGGAACATATATATCATGAGTAACCTCGGCATCTGACCAATAGTCATATCGTTTAGATATGCGGTCATAACTTAAATCAAAGTGTGAATGGACAAAGTCAACTAACTTTTTTTCCGTTTCTTTATCCAAATTTTGAGCTGCGTTTTCAGAGTTGTCCAATGCACGAGCAACTTGATCCAACCCAGTCTGCACTTCTGCCCTAACGATTTCCATACGGTTTCTAACAGATCCCATAGATTCAGCATCAGGTTCTGGATCATCTGCATCAGACAATCTATTATATTCTTGAACCACCTGACTATCGTTAATAATATCTCTCTTAACGTCATCTCTAGCATTTTTAATTGACTCCATTGGGTTAACTTGTGGACCCATGACATCGGGACCCACAACTTCGTTCATTCTTTCTCCTGCTGCATTGTCAGATATGGTGTCTGTGTTAAATACAATAGACTCTAAACCTGATTGATCGCCTCTTTTATCTGCCATGTTAATCCTTATGTTTTCTTTCTACGAGGTGCAAAGTGAATGTCGTCACTCTTTTCCATAATCTTGCAGCCATTCTTCATGTGACCCTTTGTTTTAACTCGTGGTCTCTTAGCTTTTTTTATATTTATTTGTTTAGGTTGCATCATTGTCACCCATTCCATTACTATACCCCAAGACATAGACATAAATCTACACTATATTCTAGGAAAAAGCTAGTAAGAGTTTTCTAATTCTCCAACTCCTCTAACATTGTCCAGATCAATATTATTCATAGTAGCATTCATCATTAGGGGCATTGATGAAGCTGCAAGGAATAAAGCGGTAACACAATCATCATGAAAACCTCGTGGAGCTTCATATCTTATTCTACCTGTAGCGGTAATATTATAAGAGTAAGCCTCTAATTCTCTCCACAAATGTGTAGTGTCGTGACTTGGATCAGCTATTGTTCCTGGTTGTGGTATCTTCAAAACGCCTTCTTCTATAAGAAGCATTAAGTTCTGTACCATCTGTGCTTTCTTTTCATTTGTAAACTTTATAGGCTCTATTGCTAAACCTTTACGAGATAGGTTTTCAAATATAGGATCACCAACTCCCGTGGCATCCATAATTACTTTACCTCTAAACCTTGAACAGAAATATTCTATCCTCTGACTAATGACAGACCAATCTAATTGATTAAACCTGTCAAACCCAATTACATTTGAGTTTGAATCTAGTGCAACTAGACAAGTAAAGTCAGTATGTTTAGCTAAGTCAACTCCAACACGACATCCATCAGCTTGCGGAACAAGTGCGGTGTTTGCACTACGTTCCATCATTTGATCTAAGCCACGAAATACGGCACCACCAGAATCCATAAACTCTGCCATGAATTCTTGTTTAAACATATCAGAAGGTAGTTCATCTCTTAATCTATCTAATTCTTCATCGCTAATAAAAGGATTGGTTTTAGTAGGAAATCTAAAAGTCTTCCAAGGATTTGGTTTACCATTCTCTAATTCTTTATCCAAACCTCGTAAATAAAATTTATGAAAAGCATTTTTACCTTTAGGTGTGCCCATAACCCATGCCCATCCAGTTCTATCTAGTAACATCGCAGCAACTGGACCTGACCAAAGTTCATCTAAGTCAGATATAAAACCTGCTTCATTTAGAATAACGCCATCATACTGACCACCACGAAGGTTATCTGGTTGATCAGCGGAGAAAAAAGTAATTCTATCACCATTTACTAAACGAACTTCCATAGGAGGTGTCTCAATACACTTTTCAACAAGTCCACCACTTTCAGCAAAGGCTCTAAAAACTCTAAAACTTTCTTTTCCTTGCGGGTTATAGACGGGATTAAGCCATGCATATAACTTTTTACCTCTAGGACTTTTATGAGTAAGGCTATGAGATAAAATTTTAATAGCAGCCATGTGATCTTTGCCCCATCGTCTACCACAAACTAAAGTAATAAACCTATGTGGGTCTTCTAATACTAATTGTTGGGCGTGATGAGCCTCAAATGTTACATCAGTCATCTTTAGAAGGTCTCTTAAATGATAAAGTATTTACCTTTTCTGCTCTACCTTGGATAACACCGTCAACAGGAGCGGTTAATGTATCAAAATCTACGCTAGGTCCTGTTTGATTTATAGTAATGTTAACCTTACCTGTCTCCATTGGGTTCTGTTTACCTTGCATACTAATAGGAGCTTGGTTTGGTAGACCTTTTTGAAGTACCATTTTGAATAATTGTAGTTGACCATCAGTCAAAGCTCTGTCTTCTGGTACCATTAACTGTACTGTACCGTTATTTCCGTAAACTCTCTCTGGTTGAGCGGACATATAACCTACTAGTTTATCTGCCATATCAGGTAAATACTGATATATGCGGTCAATAAACTGTCTTTGGTTACCTAAGAACGAAGGATGCTGCATAAGCATATCTTCTTGTTCTACTTTTGCTAATTCCTGTTCCAATGCAACCGCATTTTGCAGCCTTTTTGGGACCTTACTTATTCTTCTTGCCAATATCAGACACTCCAGACACCTATCAATTTTATAATATAATAAAAAAAAAATAAAAATTTGTAAAGTTAATACTCAAAAACTAAGGGAGTAGGTTCCCCACACACACGCAGTTGCGATGGAACCAAATCGGGGGTCGATTTTTCTAGGCGGGGTGGGTCAATTTTTTATTTGTAAATTTAAGCGGGAATAGTGGCAAATAGGACTAGCTATCCTATGTGTGGCGGGCGGTATCACACAGTCAGCAACAGTTACAGAGGATTAAATATTAGTTGTGTCCTAATTTGTGACATTATTGGTGTCTGACTGTGTCTAATGTCTGAATGTCTGACATTATTTAAACTTTTCCTGAAATTTTTTTATTCAGCCTGAAATTTTTTTAATGATCAGACTTTGGCTATAACATTAGGTTTATAATAATGATATGTGCAAGATTAGATTAAAAAGTTAGATAATTGCACATAACACCAATTTAATCTCTTGACAAAAATAGGGTTTTCAAATTACACTCTACGAGTGTTTGACAGACAGAGGAGAAATAAAGGTTTTTAAGGACTGACCATCCAACCCGCAGAATGAGGTAACTGCTTTGATAACCGCCACTTTAGGTTTATGTACGATCCAAAAATTCTGACTACTAGCATGGGTAAATAGCTAGCCACCGCAGATTAAGAAATTCAAGTTAAGTTGGTGCAAAACACGATCCACTCCTAAGACTTGAAATTGTTTTTAATCACTCCAAACAAATTAATTAGGGGGCAATTCTTTTATTGCCCCTTAAAAAACTGTAGTTGAATGTAATTCAGCCTGATGATCTCAAAAGAGTGAAACAGTTAACTGACAGATTGAGGAGTTTCAATAATGTACAAGAAATTAAATCAAGACGAAATCAAGTTACTTAGGCTTTTATCTGATGCTTATAACTTTGGAAATATTGCGGATGTAGATAGCAAAACAGATAAGGAGTTTGGTGGTAAATTTGTTGGCAACTATGAAACAATGAATTTAGTAAATGAATTAGATCATTATCTAGTTGCTCGAATTTGTAATCCAATATCTAAAATTATAATCTCAATACTTGGTCAAGAGTTACATGATGATTGGATCAATGGATCAAACTATGATGTAGATCAGCTAATAAAATTAACAGATAGTGAGGGAGCAATATAATGAAATTAAATAAAATATATGACCATAGAAATATGGGACAATTAGATGATGGTTATCCATTGAGTATATGGATTGAATGTACTGCTAAAGATGGTGCTGAATATAAAGGTTGGTATCATCCAACAGATGAATGGAAAACTTTTATTCCTAAAAGTTTAAGTGGGAGAAAAAGACCACTTTATGACAAAGGTTTTTATTTTCACCAATCTAAATTGGCATCAGGGAAAACTTGCTCAAGAAAAGTTTCAGTTAAGATACAAAAAACTTTAATAGATTTAATTCATCAAAATCTAGCATCAGTAACTGATTATGGAATAATGTGGAATAAAATTCAAAGTGATAAAATCAATACAAACAATTAAAACTAGACATGGGGCAGTATTTTTTTATTGCCCCTTTTCAATTTTTTACTGATAATCGAATGTGTTATTCGATCTGATGATTGCGAAAGCATGAAATCAGTAAACTGACAGACATGGAGAAAGTAAATGCTTAAATTTACAAATGAACAAAGGACTATGGTTCTAGGTGCAATTAGATCAGAATTGATCAATCAGCCACATTTAAAGCCGTCTAAAGGTGTTAACCTTTTGACCAAAGCGGAATGGATACAATTAGCGGAAGATTTGGGAATTGATTTAAATAACTTTGGGACTGTAGTTTCACAAAATATTGGTCAACAAGTTAGACAAGCTAACCCGCCCAAGGTTGTAGCTAATCCAATTGGTCAGCCTGATTTAAAAGTGTCAGGCATAGACAAACAGTTAAATAATATTATGGGTTTGCCCGTTAAAGATTTAAGGGATCAAATTAATGATCTATTAATTTTTAAAAATAATCCGCCCATAACTGAGAAGATTGTAAAAGTTTCTGATGGTTCAGTTTCAGAAATTGGATTTCCTGAGACAGAGATTTTGCCAATCAATAAGGTTAGGTCTGAAACGGGTTCTAAACTATTTGGTTTTAGATCATTCGCAGATAAAAGTTTTGATATCTACAATGATCCAAGGTCTCCCGTAGTTGATGAAAATTACACACCTCAAAAAGAAGTTTTAGAAATGTTCCTGAGTTGTGCATCTAATAAAGATGGAAGAATACCTGATAATATATTTTTGTATGGAAAGGCGGGTACGGGAAAAACATCACTACCTAGATGGTTTTGTGCTAAGACGGGTAGGCAGTTCATTGCCATTACGGGAAATGCTGATCTAAGTATTGATCAGTTTTTTGGGAGTTTTGGTGCTAAGAATGGATCAACATATTGGCAAGATGGACTTTTATTAAAAGCAGTTAAACAACCTTATACAGTTTTATTAATTGATGAAATTGCAAGAATTCCACAAAATATTTTAATTGCTTTAAATGGTGTTCTTCAAGATCGTGAATATATAATACCTGAGACGGGCGAAAGGATACCTTTTGCGGAGGGTGTTGTTATTGTAGGTGCTGATAATACAAATGGTCAGGGCGATCTGACGGGTCAATTCTCATCAGCGGTTCAAATGGATAGTTCTACACTTAGTAGATTTGCGGTATCTCTTGAGGTCTCATATCCTAAACCATCTGTGGAAAGTAAAATCTTGCAGAATAAAACGGGTACGGGTCAAAGGCTTTGCGACAAAATTGTAGAGTTTATTAACCTTTGTAGAGATGCAAATACTAGAGGAGATGCTCCAACACTTGCTCCAAATTTTAGAAATACAGTTTCATGGATTAACAGATTAGTTGATGGAATTGATCCTAAGATTTCTTTAATGGCTTGTATGGGCAATTCACTTGATCCATCTGATAGGGAATTGTTATCTCAATTATTTAATACTCATATTGATCCTAAGATTATGAAAATATTAGTAGTTGATGGAGAATTGCCCGCTGAAGAAATTCAGACAGAACAAGATCAGACAGTAGACACAGAAGAAGACACGTCTGAAGATACTGAAAAGAAAATGCCGTATTAAAATTTTTTAACTGCTCCAATATTTTTTTATTGGGGCAGTTTTTACTTCCACCTGATGAGACCTTTTGCATGGTCGAAACATAATTTTTTTATGTCGTGGTAGCTACCTTAGACAGACTGACTATCATAACACACAAACAAGAGGAGCATTTTTATGCATAATATTATTGCATGTGAATTAGTTTCAGCGGTTGAGAAAAATACTTTATCAGCTTTGAAATATGTAACTGATTTAAAACTCAAGAAATTAAATATTAAGTGGGGCGGTTATACTGCATCCACTAGTTGGGAATATAATGACAAGAATGAATTAATTTCTAATATTAATTTTCCACCAATCAAAGCTGATGCCAAGATTACTAATTATATGGCTGAGGTTTATACGGGTTTTGCCTTACATGAGATAGGGCATAATCTCTGCACTCAAAAAGATGTTTGGAATAAAGCAGTAGCCTTGGAGAGAAGAGGTCAGGTTGGAATTACAAGACTTTTAAATGCCTTGGAAGACCCTAGACAAGAAAAAGAATTATTGTCTAGATGTCATTTTGAGGGTGCTAAAAATGTTCTTGAAAAGTTAACCGCTTGGGCAGTTGATGAAAGTATCAAGAATGGTTTTAAAGCTGATGATCCTAGAAATTTTTCATACTGCTTAAACATCTTGGCTTATATCGATATGTGCGGGTATAGTGTCCCGTCAATAGGTTCTGCTGAAGATTTGTTAGTATCTAGCGGTAAACTTAGACATGACCTAGAAACGGCTTTAATCAAGTTAAAAGCATGTAAAAATACTCAAGATGTTTTAGACTTATGCATTGAGTTGATGGGGCAGTATTCAAACCAAAACCAAAATCAAAGCAATCAGGGTATGGGTGTTCCTGAGAAATCTGAAGATGGGTCTGAAAGTTCTGAAGATAAATCTGAAGATGGTTCTGAAAGTTCTGAAGATGGTTCTGAAAGTTCTGAAGATAAATCTGAAGATGGTTCTGAAAGTTCTGAAGATGGTTCTGAAAGTTCTAAAGATAAATCTGAAGATGGTTCTGAAAGTTCTGAAGATGGTTCTGAAAGTTCTGAAGATAGTTCTGAAAGTTCTTCATCATCTCAAAATACTGTCAATGTTGATCGATCAGGAGAAGAAGAGCAGTCAGGTGGTTCTATATCTATAGATTTATCTGATCAGTCTTTTAAGAATAAAGAAGATTATCTACAAGAAGATGCTAAAAATAATCCTGATAAAAATGTTGATGGAGATAGACATTCTAGAAATGAAGATTTAAAAGCAGAAACTTACAATGTTAATCAGATGGTCGATTGTGATGATGAACATTTATCTAGACGTTTAGATAATAAACTCAAATCAGTTGATAGAGCATTAAAATTAGTTAATGTTTCTGATTGCTCTCAAACTTTATCTAGAATTCTTAAAAATCCTGATAGACGTGGGTCTAAAAGACATAGAGACAGAGGTAAATTAGATGTTAGGAAATTAGGGAAATTATGTACTAATACTCCTAATATGTTTTATCAGCCTTGGAAACAAAAAGGCACTAAAACTGCCGTATCATTGTTGATTGATACATCATCATCTATGAGAGATAGAGATTGGGGCAACATAAGAGTTAACAATGCTAAGGAAAGTATAAACTTAGCAATGATTTTGGGTAATGCTTTGCATAAAGTTCAAGTAAAATATGCAGTAGGTTGTTATCCTTATGCGGAGACACAAAGAGGTCAGGTTGTTTCACTATCTGAGGGTACTGAGTATTATGATGACCCTTACACTTTACTGAAAGATCATGACCATAATTGGATCAAGTCTAAAAAGTTTATTGCATCTCAACACGGTAAGGCGGGCGGTGGAACACCTACCCATCAAGCTATGATGGCTGAGGGTCTTAGGCTTAGGAAAAGGTCTGAAGATCGTAAGGTTATGATTATTATAACTGATGGAGCACCTAACTCAATTAAGCGAACCCAACAAGCCAAAAAGATTATGGCTAAATGGGGAATTGAGGTTATTGGTCTGATCTTATGTCTTTACAAAATCTATGCTCACATAGACCCACAACAACAAAAAAGACTAGATGAGTTTGTAAAAGATTTTGATGGTTGCTTTGATCATTTCGTAGTTGAGGGATCAGCTAAAGACATGATTAAAAAAGGTCTTCACGATCTAAACAAAATACTTCGATAAAATTTTATAGTGGGGCAGTTTTAGAATTGCCCTACTAACCACCTGATGAGACCCTTTAGCAAGGTCGAAACATTTATGTCGTGGTAGCTAATTAATATCACAAGTTGACAGACTTAACACACAATCAAACTAATGGAGTTTCATTATGAATAATGAAAATAATTTAAATCTTTATGAGGTCACTACTAATAGACTTCAAAAAGTTAAAGCGGGTCGTTTTGTCCTTTCAGTATGGAGAGGAAAGACTGCTTATAAAGATGATGTAATCAAATGTTTTTTACCTGATGACGATCCTAGTTATGAGGACAGATTTGCTATAATTGACGTTAAACCTCTTTGGATTGAAAAGAAAAATCTTAAATATGTAAGGTCATTATCTGAAAAAGAAATAAAGCTATTAAATGATCACAATTTAATTAAAAGTGACAAAGCAGATGACATCTTTATTTATGGTAAATTTATAAAAGAAAGTGAAAAGGCTCTCTTGATTAAGTTTGCTAATAAAATTGATGTTTGGATTGCTAAATCCCTAATCATTAATGATAGAATATATAATCTAAAAAATCGTGAAGATATTTGTTTTGAATTTCCTAGATGGCTAGTTAATGACAAGTTAGGGAAAGACATAGCTGACAAGTTTGCTGATGCTAAAACTATTATCTGTGAAAACTTATTGTACAACCATCCTAAATTATGGGGAGGTGCTAATGAGTAAGATTAAAAAATTTCTAATCTTTATGTCTGTGATCTATTTCTTTTTTGGGTTCGCAATTCTGGATCTGGTTGAGACAAATATTGCTTTATCCCAACCTACTGATTGGATCATGTGGGCAATATCAACTATGTTTATTCTAGTTGGCATTGTCTTGCCCATCATCGTAATTGAAAGTGAATATTCTTTTAAGAGGTGGAGCAATGGGAACAGAAAATAAAATACCATCTGTGCCTGATGAACTTTTAAGAAAAAGATTTTCTAAAAAATCTAGCCACGCAGGTAATACAAAAGCATTTCCAATTGAGGACATTAGACAGACACAGACAACGATCACGTCTGATCAACTTCGTGTCTGTCTTTTAGCCTTGGATATGTCTAGTAAAGAACTCTGCGGATTGTTCAAAGTTAATGACCAAGTTGTTAGAAATTGGTTGAACAGTCGAACAAGTATACCAAAAGGTATTTCAGATTATCTAAGATTAAAAGTATCCATGAGGATCAGAGCCTTATCTATATCAACGGGTACTCCCGTCAGTTTAGATGAGGATTTACCATCTAGGATTCCAAGTGTTCGCAGTCTATCTGCGATCGAGACAATTCTACAAAACTTAAAACATTACTTACTTTATGAAAGGAACGACAATGAATAATCAAAACTATTCAAAAATGGAAACCAATGTAGTTCAATCTCTTGATCCACAATTTCCACATTTAAAACTAACCCATACCATGTGGGATAAAAATAATATTGATGCGGGAGTATTTGAAAGGTTCGCATCTTTGTACGGTGTTGACTTTAAGACTATGACAAATGGAGATAAGCAGACTTTGTCCGCAGTCTTTAGGTTTAATGGAGTTGATACTCCAACCAAGGTTAACTTCTATAAGACTAAGGCTCGTGGAGATAAAAGATTTAGTATCCAATCCATCAAGCAAAAGTCTAAAGCGGGAGACATCATTGCTTTAACTTATGAGCATGATCCTCAGACAAATAAAAATATTATTATTTTAAACTTATCTGCACAGGCAGAAAACAGGGAGAAAATTTATGGATAAGATAAAAGCACTACATACAGAGAGAGACAATCTCATGTCTGCAATAGATCAGAAAGATGATTTGATTAACAAGATTAAATCATGGTTGATAGATGAGGTTAAATATCAGCAACCTATCATTGATGGAGAAGAAATTCTTACTGATGGTACTGATGATATCTGCGAGGGCAGACACGAATGTGCTGAGGGTTTACTTAATCAAATAGAAGAATGGGAGAATAAATAATGGGTAATCAATCTTACTTTAAAATAGATGTGTTTGACTACGTTGATGAAGAAGAAAATGTAGAAGAAAATGGAAAACGTCTTTACATAGACATACAAAGATTAGCCTCTGATATTGAGAATGATTTTGAAAAACACCCCGCCTATAAAGACCATATAGTTGAAATTGTTGGTGTAGAAAGATGGGAGAATGCATAATGAAAACTTTTGAAATAGAAGTATGGAAAGAAGTTACTGAAGTATGGGTAGTTAGAGCAGACAACAAAGAAGATGCAAAAGCAAACTATACTGACGGACATGAAAAAATATCTCAAACTGAATCAATAGATTTTAAAAGAATAGAGGAGTTAAAATAATGGCTAAAGAAAAAATGGGATGTGATTACTGCGATCACATCGAATATTACGAGGATGAAAATAGTTTTTTCCAAGGCGAAATGTTTGGTTTGAAAGACGATAGTGTTTCGTGTCCTGATTGTTTAGAAAAGCAACCAACCTCAAATCTTGTATGGGAGAATTAATAATGGGTTTACATTATGATACTAGAAAATGTGATCTAGAAAATGTTGGTAAGGATATTATTGAAACTATGATCCATATGACAATGTTAATAGAGGTTGGACATTTTACAGAAAAAAATATCCAAGAAATCTATTATAGAATTTGTATGATGGAAATGTTTCATGGCAGTCCATTCTTATTTGATGGTAAAACTAATAAATCTATATTAGCAGACTTAGAATTAGTTAAAAAATTTATTGGATTAAAAACCAATGTAACTAATGTCTCAATTAAAAAATGGTTTGCTAAAAGGTTGAAAAATCATGGATGAACTTCTTATCCTTGCCTATGATCTCAAGCATCAATTAGATTGCTATGAGTATAAAGCAGATACATATGTGGATGGTGTGGAGACACACCTTTCCGCTTATGAACGTATTCAAAAAATCATTCACCTGCTTGAAAAAAATAATAAATCGTAAATGTTGAAACATCCAAGTTTACTTGGGTGTCTGTGTCTTGTGACTGAGACATACTGACGAGGCAGTTCCTCGATTTATTAGTTGACAGACTATGGAGAAACACAATGGCTAATTACAGAATGGAAATGTATTACAATTCCAATCCGCAATTTGTAAGCATGATCAAAACATTTGTCCAAGATATTATAGACAAGGATGAAAACTTTGATAATGCATATGAATACTTTGAATATGATGGGAAGTTTTTTGACGTTCATATATTCAAAGATCAATCACACATAAAGGCATATGTCTATTGGACTATCTTTAAGTTTATAGATCAGCAAGACCTTTTCATAACTCAAGAACATGACGTTATGCCACTTGGTTACTTCCAGGGAAGAGAAGAGGGGGCAGACTATGTACAAGCACAAGCCTAAAGAAAAGTCTTGGTCTACTGCACAACTATTCCATGTCTACTTAAATGAAATGAGATTTCCAATTTGTGGACTCAGACATGTCTTTGCAGTTGTAGGTTATAAATGGGTAAGAATATTTGTCCCATTTCATAACATCAAATTTAAAGTTAATCGATCCATTTGGAACAAAATGGATGTCAAACAATTAGAGGGAGAAAGCTGATGGCTAGATATCATGGGGATGCCTTTGACGAGGCATGTGAAGAAAACTTAGGTCATACCAATTGGGGATATGCGACACTCAAAGACCTTGAAAGAATTGTAGCTAAAGAAAAAGCTAGAATACTTAGAACGGGTAAGGGAAGTGAGGGCATTGGCTTTGGCGATGACATCGAATGTTTAGTTATTTTCTATAATGAACCTTTAGAGGAGGATGAAGATGAGTAAAAAAGATTACACAGTCAAGTTTGACGTTAACATTTGGTTTGATAATAATTTTTCTATTGAGGCTAGTTCTCAAGAAGAGGCTGAAGAAAAAGCTAAACTGTTAATGAAAGAAATTCAAGATGACTTTAATAATACAAAGCCTACAAACGGAAGTGTATTTCACACATCTAAATCTAAAAAATTTCTTGGGGAATTAGATCAATGGTTCTTTGGGGATTGTCAATTAGATACTGTTTATGTTGAGGAGGATTAAATGACTACACAATTTGTGACGAAAGCAGACTATGTTTATAAAAGAAAAAATGGTGGCACAACTTTATGCTATGGCACTCTAGAAGAGGACAGTAATTTTGTTCTCGCATGTGACAATGAAAATCTAGATGGTACTTGGGCAGAAAGAGACCCCGAAAAGCAGAAATCTTGGAAAGATGTTTGCGAACATTTAGAAAAGGTTTATGACGAAAACATCGAGCAAATAGAGACTTGCTGAAAAAACAAGCCTTTTTAAGAGCCATACAGACGGGTTAACAATACTCGTCTGTATGATTGTACCCCTTAATTATGGGGCATTCCTCTCATTTGGATAGTGTATCCACACTCCAAACATTCCACCGCAGTACATTCAAAATCGAGATCATCATAATTAGGAGACCGCTCCACAATTGCTTGACCTATATCAGGGTCTAAATGAATACTCCAATTAATAGAGTTACATTCATTACAAGCTAGATGATACTTCTTTGCTCTTTTGAATTTAGGTCGAATAACTTTTCCCATTAAAAAACTCCATCCATTACACATTGTAATATACTAATCGCATCAGCCTCGTCTTCTGTCTGAGGGTCTAGATCAGGATACTTCTCGACAACTGCTTGTCTGACAATATCCTTTGATGCAATTCCAATCCCGCACATATGTTTCTTGATAGTGGTAACGCCAATTGATCTGTACGGGATAGACATCTCTTCACAGACAGACATCAAGACACCTCGCAACTCTCCATAAATCTGTCCCGCATATGTCCCGCTATGTCTTTGGACTAATTCAAAACCTAATTCTTCGATGGGTTCTATCTCATCAAACAATTCCATTAAATGTCTTCTCATCATAAGAGGTCTCATCCCGCCCCCGCTAATTCTAGCTTTAGACGTGTCAAATCTGATGTGTCTGATGACTGAATCTTTCCTCCAAGCAACCCCGCAAAGAGTTCCTATATCAACACCAACTAATGTTCCCATTTATACCTACAATTCCAAGTGTTTTTTTGTCCGCAGCGAACTCAGTAAAAGTTTTTTTCTTAAAACATTATAGACACCAACATAGTCTGTCAACGTGTCTGTGTCTACCACTATAATCTAACAAACCTTCACAGGGGCTAGCGTCAGACTTTGTGATCCATGACAGTATGACAGTAAAGTACAGTAAAACAGTAAACATATACCTATTATTATTATTATATATTACTACTTAATAAGAGATTTACTGTACTTTACTGTCATACTGTCAGTAAAATAGAATTTATCCCGTAAAAACAAACACTTATTCTCCCGCTTTTACCGACAGTAAAACTTTTTAATGACAGTAAAAACCCGTTTACTGTCATTAATCTAGTATTCCAAGTGCAAAACCTCAACCAAACACCACCCAAAGTCTGATTTACTGACAGTAAAACCACAATTAATGACAGTAAAAATATCTTACTGTCATTAATTTGCTTGTTAATTAAATGCAAATAGTTCATCTTTAACTATGGACTTTTAAATTAAAGGAGATTATAATCTACAGATTGACAGAACTAAGGAGAGACGAAATGTACAATACTAATAAGATACTAGATTTTAAAAAATCTGAAAGAAATCATAAGCAAAATTTAAAACCTCAAGCGGATGGGGATTACTGTGAAAAAGATTACATTGATATAATTGACAATTTGACTACTAAAAAAACATCAGACTATAGGTTTGAACTTCCACCAAAGGATCAATCCAATACGTCTCAAGAAATTCAAGAACATTTACGAAGAGAATATGTCATAGCTTTATTGACTACAGAAATGAAGATGCACAAGGCTAGACAAACTAGAATGGATACTGATATTCAACGATACTTTAATTCGTCACCGCTACGAAATGCTTTTTCAAGGTGGATGGTCTATGGCTACTTAGTTAATAAGCCTTATAACATAACCACTTTATGTGATGAAATGGGTGCGGATCGAAAAACAATAAGCCTTATGATTAAAGAGTGTGAAGCTGAGGGTTGGATACAAACTATTAAATCTAATGGTCAGTTATTTTGCATAGCATCTCCGCCACTAGTATCTAAGATGGAAGAATATGTATCGTGGCGAAGAAAATTAGCTAAAGATACAATCGGTGTAGCATTCTCTGCATTGAAAGCCTTTGAAGATTTAATGAGTATTGACACCACATCAGATAGTAAATATTCAACTGATATCTAGGTAATTAAACACTATAGTATTCCATGTCGCTCCCTATATTATTAATCTTGACAGATTGAATTTTATAGGGAGATTTTTTTATGGAAAATCAACAAGAAATACATCCAACCTTTACTGACATTACATGTGAAAAGTGTGATGGCTTAGGCTTTATACTTCAAGAAGATGCATGGAGACCTAAGCATTGTGAATGTATGGAAGATGCACCTGAGATAGTAGAACCTTTTCAAAAGAAATAATTATTTTTTACAATTTTCTTTTGTTAAAGTTCCATCTAGGGTGGGATCACACCTTACAAATATAGGGGTCTTATCCCCCATCCAAGCACCACAAACATTAAAATCCATCCACTCAATGGCATCCTCATATTCCATGTGTTGATCTTTAATTAATATATCTACACATTTATCATAGTCATAACAGACAATGTCTTCCATGTTGATACGAGACCCTATGCCAATGATCGCTTCATTGAAACCATCAGCTATTAAATAATCAAGGTCAGACATTGTCTGTCAACCACTTGTCTATAGCATCTCTTATAATACTTGCGGCGGATATGTGAGTTTTGCCAGTTTTACGTTCCTGATGTGCGATATACTGCAACCTTTCTAACTGTGTCTTCTTTAGTAAGGCATTGTAGATTACTGTCGGTTCTCCAATTGTATTCGGGCGGGGCATCTATTTAACTCCTGTGTTTATATTAGCTTCTTTAAGTTTCTTTTGATCTGGTTTGTAAAATGTGTCTTCCATTCCCCATCCCGCAGACAACCATGCTTTTCCCTTGTCTGAAAAATGTAAACCAAATCTGGCTCTGACTGTTCCTTGATCAACTCTGCCCACAGTTGAGTTTGGAAAAGCCTCGGATATTCTTCTGGACAACCAGACCGCTGAGACTTTTGAGTTCTTTGCTTGGTCGCCTCCGAATTGTTTTAATAAGTAACCACGATATGCAGACACGATGTCCCCATTTTTTATGGCACATAAACTATTAGTTGATGTGATTGCCTCATCCAGAAAACCACGAAGCGGATCCTGTTCTAGTTTTATTTCTTCCTGCTTAGAAATCAGACACGTTGGAATCTGAAATTGTCCACGTCTTCTTATGTCTGAAAGTCTGTCTACCATTCTGTTTAAAATTGCAGGTAGCTCTGCTTCTAGCTCATCTTTTAATTTTTGATTTTCTGCTGAGGCTCCAATCACAGTATCCATCGGGACAAAGATCATCCTATCATACACCGCATCTGACGTATCATCAATCTTAGGTAGTGAGTTTCCCGCAAGACCAACTGTTAAATTAAGTCTGCCCTCAAAAGGTTTTTCAAATTTAATCTTTATGGAAAGCGGTTCGTTTGTAATGACACGTTTAATAACACTATCATTCATGACTGTTCCTACCTTAATCTCATCAGAAAGCCATACCGCTTTATTCATTAATGCCTCTGCTCCAAACCCGCTTAGTTCTTGTAGGTCTATGGCAGTTGCTAATTTTTCTCCGAAGATTTGACGTGGTACATCCAGAATAGTTGACTTGCCTGTACGTCTTTCTCCATAAAGGAACAGACATTTAGACAAGGCTCTAGGTCTATTGTGTCTATATAATGTAGTTCCCATCCATTCTTCAACAAGTGTGATAACCTGTGATCTCTCCACAGGATCAGTAAAATGTGCAAATAGTTTTTCTAATGACGAGTCCCAGACAGGACACTTGCCACCACTAACCCAATCAACATTCAACAGGTTGTCTTCTCTGAGATACCATTCCTTTTTCACAGTCACAGTCTGACCTTTATCCAAGTCGTAAGCTATCAGGTTCTTACATATAATAATGTTTCTGACATTACCCCACGGAACTTCAGCCATGTGAACCCTCATCATCAAGCCTTCCAAAACTTCTGATCTGAATTGTTTGGTTGGTACTAAATTAATTGCAGACCTAAACCATTCGTCTATGTCTGTCTTTATGTCCACAATGTCTGCTATTTTCCAGATACCTTCCTTCGCTGCGTAACAAAAAAACGCATCGTTGTTGTGTAAAATATCAGACCCGTTCTGTCTGAAGTTTATAAGTAAAGCATCTATACAATGTCCGAGAATGTCTCGAATGTTAGGTCGTCTACCAAGTGCCTGTGCAGTTTGTACCTGTTGTATAATATGAGTCGTTGGATCAGCGGGGTTTGGTGCTAATGTCATTGTGTATGTTTCTCCCATGCCCAATTAATTATATTTCTGCACTCATATTCATTTAAGGTGCAACCATATTGAGCTAATGTTTTGAGTTGTACTTCTGGGTTAACAGACTGTCTTGTCCAGTAACCCGCTAATTTTGTGACACAGTTATGTCTACCACCAAATTCATTGTCTGAACCTGAGATAGAAAGATTGTCTATTATTCTCTGCCAATCGGATGCAGACTTAGATATGCCCATACCCTCGGTAATGTTTTCAATTAATCTTTCATAGGGATCCATGTGTTGTTCAATAAAATCTTCAAAGTCTGACAGGTTGTAATCTTTCAATTGATCACATTGTATTGCTTTGACTTTGTCTGTCTGAACAGGTGGCTCATATTTGAAATTTGTACTGCCTGGAATTCTAAGTGTTGAAGCTGAGTGAGTAGGGGCGGGATCAGCACCTAACATAGTACATAATTTTCTCATTATGTTTTCACATTTTGAAATGCCAACATGATCTTCTATAGGTTTAGCAAGTCTCCAATATAAATGAATGCCTCTGCCTGAGTTGATACAAAAGGTCGGTCTTAACTCTTTGCCCTGTAGTAAAGCCTTTGGAACAACACCTGTGTCTATGTCTATCCATAAATGATTGATGGCTACAACGTCTGCCTTGGTGCAAGTTCTGCTTTCACCATCCATACTTGATTGTCTTAGATGAACACCTCTTTGTGCCTGTTCCATTTTGTCAATCCATATTAAAAGATCATTTAAGTTATCTGATCTAAACATCTCTCTGCCTTTGTCCTGTGTTTCAAAACTCAAGACACCAGACGTTTTGTGTTTATAAATTATCTTCAGAAATTCTGCGATAAGCTGTCGATTCATGAGGTTCCTCTCTAGACGTGTGTCTATAATATATTATTGTCTGTCGTCTGACCATTAATATTTTTTAATAAACTTGTCAACTATGCCATAGTAAAAAAAATTCGTTCGTGCGAGAAATATTGAAGAGTGTCTCTCCTTCCTCCCTTGGCACTCCTGTCAGTCTAAAGAATCCCTAGTATTAATTTACTAGGGATTTTTTATTTTATTATCCTGTTGACAACAGACAGGATATAATATTATAAAGGTTATATTGACAGACTGAAAAATACACAAACGAACAAAGGGAGTAACATGCAAAACAAGATACACTTAGCTCTTGAACCCAACATGCGATTGCATATATCTGGTTCAAAAGATCCAAAGATCACTCAACTATTTAGTAAAATACCGTTCTGTAATTTCCTGCTGCAAGAAAAAAAGTGGGTAATTAAAATGGAACGTATGAGTAATGAACAATGTCTAACTGTCTATACTCATATAACTAAAACTTTTCATGATGACATAAAGAACATTGGTCTTATCATGGATGTTAACCAACCAATGCTTGATCACATGAACCAATGTTCAATGTATTATAAAGCAAAGAACTTAGAACTTAAAAAAAGAGTTACTAATGATTGGTCTGAGAGCCTCGATAAGTTTGGAGTTAAACCATATGACCATCAGATAGATGCCGTTTGTCATTGGATTGATAACAACGGCAGATCATTACTTGGACATGAGATGGGTACGGGTAAAACTATTTCCGCAATCCTTTCTATTAATGCAATCAAAGCTAAGAGAGTTGTAATCTTCACACCCGCTAGTGTGATGATGCAATGGGAAAAAGAAATTAAAAGATTGTTGCCTGATTACACACTTTATATATACCCTAACATCAAAGGAGTTGGAGATGACGGAAGAGAGATATTACTCGTATCATATGCGAGAGCCGAGCCTTACAAAAAGTCGCAAAGCAAAGCCACTTGGAAAGCTGAGTACATTATCTGTGACGAATGCCATTACATTAAAAACCCCAAGGCAAAGCGGACTAAAGCGATTGTACAATTGGCTAAGACTTCTGATTACTTCATAGGTTTATCAGGCACACCAATAATAAATAGACCCGTAGATTTATATTCCCCCTTAAACATAATTTCACCTAGTGAGTTCAATAATTGGTATCAGTTTACCAAGGCTTATTGCAATGGTCACATGGGTAAATTTGGATATGTTGCAGACGGATTGTCTAGGAAAGTTGAATTACATTCTAAACTATCCCGTCATATGCACAGAGTTACAAAGGATGACTGCCTCGACCTGCCCCCTAAAGTGAGGTCGGTCATCCCTTGTAAGTTAAACTTTAATCAGGACTATTATGAAACATTCCAAGAGGCTTATGCGGAACTTGGTGTACATAAATCCGTTGAGGCATTGTCTTGGATTAAGGACTTCATGGAATCTAATAACGAGAAGTTAGTTGTCTTCACTCAACATGTAAGACCCGCCGAGTTAATTTTTTATAACTTAGCAACCGAGGGCAAGAAACATAAACAAGTTGACTTACTTACGGGTCAGACAACCAAGCAAGATAGAGATGCTTACATATCTCGTTTCCTAGATCCAAAGTCTGACAAGAGGATACTTATACTTACGTTAGGTGTTGGATCAACAGGTTTAAATTTACAGAAAGCTAACAATGTCTTGATGGTTGAGACATCATTTTCTCCGATGGAGATGATGCAAGCTGAAGATAGGGTACACAGAAATGGTCAGACTAAATCATGTTCTATAAATTACTTGGTTGCTCAAGATACCTTTGATGAAAAACTTTATAAACTTTTAGAAAAGAAAATGGGTATGAGTAATGCCGTAGTTGATGGCGATTTCAAAAATGATCTCAATGTTTTTGAGGAACTTAAAAAGGAGATAGCAAATGGCTAGAGCCTTACCATCAATGCAAGCCTCTGAGGTTATGATCTTCGATACACTTGCAATTAATAACCACACCAATGGTCAAAAGGTAGTGATTAAAGGTTACGACATACATGATCGTGATTTAAAAGGCGATCTTATGGAGTGGTGGTTTGAATCAAAGACTGTCCCACTTAAAAATTTAGAGACTTTAAAGTCAGGCGATCTTTTATTTTGGAATGACGGAGAACTTACACCCGTACCATTCGATACCGCACAAGAGAATGTAAGAGTTTTTAGTAAGGTTTTTAAATAGATGATTTTAAATACAGAACAATTAATATTAAATAACATTAGCAAGAACTCAGACAATAAAACTTGGGGCGGACACGACAGAAAGAAAACTGTCGGTGCCTCTGCCGTAGGTGGATGTCTGAGATCAATTGTCTATGACAAACATAATGCACCAACCGATAAAGGTTTTGTCCAAGACTTAGGAGCCGCAGAACGTGGCAACATGGTTGAGGATTGGGCAGTACCATCTATGCAACACAGTCTGAAAGACAGTCAGGTTGAATTAATATGGGCAACTGATGATGGTCAAGAGACATTGGTTGACATAACTAATTATCAAAGTGCTACACCTGATGGCTTATTTATTTCTAAAGAGGTCTTCGAGGTTGAAGAAGAAGATGGATCAAAGAGATTTACTAAATGTTTATACAATGAATTAAAGTCAATTGATCCAAGAGCCTTTGATCATTTAAGAGAACCAAAGTTTCAACATAGAATGCAAGTGCAACAAGGTATGGATTTGGTTAGAAGAACGACAGACTATTTTCCTACACATGCAGTAATTACATATATCAATGCGAGTTTTGTAAATCAGATTAAGTCTTGGGTTATTCCCTTTGATGAGATGGTGGCAACAGGTTTAAGAGTTAGATCGTCATCTGTATTTACTAAGTACTCCCTGGATAATTTACCAGAACCAGAAGGAAAATTAGAAGGTGGCAAGGAGTGTGACTACTGTCCATATAAGAATGCATGTCTAGACACAGAGGTGTCTAGTATTCCAAGTGCTGAAGGATCTAATTTTTCTGAGGCAATCACCAACAGATTACAAGAGAAAGTTATTGCTAGGCATAATCTTAATAATGAAGCCAAGGCAAAGACAAGAGAAGTTAAACAATTAGAACAGGATATAAAAGAAATTCTTAAAGAGGCAGATAGTAAAAAGATTTCTGCTGATTGGGGATCGGTGTCTATGTATTCGCAAAAGGCACCAATGAGGTATGATAGGGATAAATTTGAAAAGGCGGGGTTGGATCATCGTGACTTCCAAACTCAAGGAGATTATTCGCCACGTCTTTCGATTACCTACCGTACTTAGTTGACAGACTGAAGAAACACACAAACAAACGAAAGGAACATTCAAATGAATGAAATCACAACCCCTATCTTTGATGTATCAAATATTGATAACATTGTAAACCAATTGTCTGAGGTAGCAGACGAACTTAGTGTTGGTGGTGTCCAATATATTAAATTTAAAAAGGGCGAGTGGGTCATCGGTAAAGCCGAAGATACATTTGCTGATAATAAATTTGAGGCATTGGTAAACCTAGCTATGGTACAGAATGGTTGGGTCTGTTGGAAAGATGGACAATTAGTTGATGAGCAATGGAGTAATCTTGGAGACCCCAAGACAGACAAAGCTGATCTACCTGATCATGGTCCATACACACAACAGAATGATGGATGGTCTTACAACGTAAGATTTGAAATGCAAATTCAACCAACACTTGGAACAGAGAATCATATCCTCGCACAATTCACAGGCTCTTCTAAAGGTGCCATGAAAGCAGTAGGGGAAATGGTTAGAGAAGTTGTCCAACAAAAGAAGACAGGGCAATTTGAAGGTCAGGTTCCAATTATAATGTTTCACTCTGACAGTTATAAACATAGTCAATATGGTAAAGTTCATATTCCTAAGTTGTCAGTTTCAAGATGGATGGATCAGGCAGATACTGTTCCTGTTCAAGGTTCTAAACAAGAGCCTGAGACAAAGCCAAATCCAAGCACAAACATTCCTTTAGAATAATGGATGATCTGAAATCGGTATTGGGTGGGGGCAAGTCTCCTACCCCATTCCATGATTTTATGTCTGGGGTGCAACTGAATTATATTACTGATGATGCAGGTGTTAAGAAGTTAACAAAGTATTATAAAAAATTATTAGAAAAAAATCACAGTTGGGAGAACCCTCTACTCATTTCAGTAGACGTGGAGACAACCGCTGATGAAAGTCTCATTAAAACTTACGAAGATAAACAGAAAGAATTTGTAGATGTCTCTGAAAAATTTCATTCGTTCCCAATTATATCCAAGTGTACAGAGGATCAGAAGAAGGCTCGTAAGGAAACCCAACAAGAGATGGCGATATGTAGATCAGACCTCAATGCCCAAGCAAAGCATGTCAAAAGAGCAGGTCTCAACGTCTATACAGGACAAGTCCGACTACTCCAAATCTACAACGGGGAAGAAGTTCACGTCATAGACAGATGGCATGTCTCAGTACCTGTGTTTCGTGAGTTAGGTGATGTTGTTTTAAGTACAGACAAATGTATTTGGCTCGCACATAATGCACAGTTTGATGTGAAGATGTTGACACAACACGGGATCACACCCGCACGACATCCTCATTGTACTCTATTACAAGCACAAGCACTTATAAGTCTCACACAAATTAGAAAAGGTTTGGCTTACAGATGTGCAGATGTCTTAGGTAAAGAACCTAGTAAGACACAACAAGCATCTGATTGGTCTAAAGATCCTCTTGATGATGAGCAAATTCGATATGCAGCGGGAGATGTGGTAGCCACATGGCAATTACATTTTGAGCAAATGAAACTCATACAACAAAGTAAGAGAATACCTAGTGAACAATGTGAATGGATCTATGATTTATTAAGGTCAAGTATTAGAGCCGTGAATGAAGTTATGGTTAATGGTATTGGCTTTGACAAACAATCACATACAGAGTTAGCCAATGATTTACAGACAAGAGATTTAGAGGGCAGACATAAAGCACTTGAAATGTTCAAGCAATATTCTAGTGAAGGTGCTCCTGTCGTAGACAATCCCGCTTCAACAATACAAGTAGCTAATTGGTTAAGGTTTCATTTAAATAAATATCCACCATACACCACAGACAATTGGGTCAAGACAGACACAGGTCAGTTGAAGTGTGGCAAGATTGATTTATTAGAAAACATATCTCAATTACCAACTGAGTATCACCCACCTTTATTAGCAGTTGCTGAGTGGGCAGATGCCAAAAAGAATAACTCTACTTTAGGCACAGACTTTAATAGGTTTATTAATCCAATGTCTGAAAGGATCCATGCAAACTTTAGAATAGGTGGCACGGAGACAGGTAGATTTAGTGTAACAGAACCTGCATTACAAACTATCAATGCAACTGAAGAGTTCAGACATCTATTTAAAAGTAAAGACCGCCATAGTCTGGTTGTCTGTGACTATGGTCAAATAGAAGTTCGTGTTCCTGCCGCTTTGTCAAATGATAAAGTTCTATTGGGAGCCATTGAAGACGGTCTAGATATTCACACACTAACCGCACGACATTGTTTCAAGGGAGATTATCCCGCTGATTGTAGTGATGATCACTTTAAAACAGGGTCGGGTAAGTGGATGAGACAAGCGGCTAAGGCTTGTATATTTGGACTTTTATTTGGTCAGGGACCGAGAGGCTTGTCACAAGTGCTGACAACCAATGGGCACCCAACCACATTACATGAGGCTAGTAGAATTCAGCATGAAGTTCTGGATCTTTACGTTGGACTAAAGGAGTGGATCACACAAACAAGAAAGCTATCAGACAACACAGGTTATTTATGGACACCCCAAGGCAGAGTGTATTCACCTTTGAGATCAAATCAATTGTTCACAAAGTCTATTAACACACCATGTCAAGGTGGAGCCGCAGAAATTATGTTGTTGTGTCTGAGTAGGTTTCCCAAAGTCTGGGGCAATATACCTGCAAAGTTAGTACACGTTGTACATGACGAACTAATTGCAGAAGTTCCAGATGAGTTTGCCACCCAAGCGAAAGACATAATGATCCAAACTATGATGTGGGCGGCTACTAAATTATTTGAAAACATACCTCAAACGGGACTTGTTGAAGGCGACATAGGCAAGACTTGGGGCGAGGCAAAATAAGATTGGAATAAGACTAATGAATGAGATGAAGAAGATGTATACCGACAACCAGAATATTTTTCGCAATAGCTTTGCTGAGAGTATATTTAATTTAAAGTACAAACATGAGGGTGCCGAGACATGGGAAGAATTGTCTAGCACATTAGTTGATGATGTCTGTGGTGGACTGTTACCAAAGTCTGACATCGATCAATTAAAATGGATGATAAGTACTATGAGATTTATCCCTGGGGGTAGATACTTATACTATGCAGGAAGAAAAGCTAAGTTCTTTAACAACTGTTATTTGTTAAGAGGCGAAGAAGATACACGAGAAGAGTGGGGTCATTTAGCTAACAGAGCAATGTCTTGTCTTTCTAGTGGTGGTGGTATTGGTATAGATTATTCTAAGTTTCGTGGTAAAGGTTCGCTATTATCAAGAACAGGTGGCGAAGCTAGTGGTCCTATAAGTCTTATGTTAGCCGTCAATGAAATAGGTAGACAAGTTATGCAAGGTGGTAGCAGACGTTCTGCTATTTATGCCTCATTGAATTGGCAACATTCTGATGCTGAAGCATTCTTACACTCAAAGGATTGGAAGAGTATGCCTGTCGCAGGAACTGATAAGACAATGGCAGACATGAAAGAAGCAGACTTTAACTTTGCTTGTCCGCTAGACATGACAAACATCTCTCTCAATTGGGACACCAAGTTTATTGAAGATTATTGGAAGACAGGCGAGCTACCAGAACTTTGGTATAAAAATACTAGACAGGCATTGTCTTCAGCAGAACCTGGATTTTCATTTAACTTCTTTGAGAACGAGAATGAGACACTAAGGAATGCATGTACTGAAGTAACATCTGAAGATGATAGTGATGTCTGTAATCTTGGATCACTTAACATGTCTAGGATAGAAGACATAAAAGACTTTGCACAATGTACAGAACTAGCAACTAAGTTCCTTGTCTGTGGAACAATGAAAGCTGAGTTACCTTTTGATAAAGTTTATAAAGTTCGTGAGAAGAATAGAAGACTTGGTCTTGGTTTAATGGGTATGCATGAATGGTTACTACAAAGAAAGCAACCATACAAAGTCACAGAAGAGATGCATCGTTGGTTATACATTTATAAATCTGTTTCAGATAAAGTGGCTAAAGAAAGTGCTGATGCATTAGGTGTAAGTAGACCTGTCAAGGTAAGAGCGATTGCACCAACAGGTTCAATTGGAATCTTAGCCGCCACTACTACAGGTGTTGAGCCATTATTTGCCGTTGCATATAAGAGAAGATATCTGAAAGACGGAAAGAAATGGATGTATCAGATGGTTGTGGATAGTGCGGCACAAGAAGTGATTGATCGTTATGGTACAGACCCAGACACAATTGAGAGTGCTCTTGATCTGTCTAGTGATTATGAAAGAAGAATGCAGTTTCAAGCAGATGTACAAGACTACGTTGATATGTCTATATCTAGTACTATCAATCTACCTGCTTGGGGATCTGAGTTAAATAACGAAGACACAGTCAGACCTTTTGCTCAGACATTAGCAAAGTATGCTCATCGTCTCAGAGGTTTCACTTGTTATCCTGACGGAAGTAGAGGTGGTCAACCTTTGGTTTCTGTTCCTTACAAAGAAGCTCGTAAAAATTTAGGAGAAGAATTTGAAGAGGCAGTTGAGACACACGACATATGCGACATATCTGGTCATGGAGGATCATGCGGTGTCTGATGAAGAATATGGAGATCAAGCAGAGTTTCCTTTTGAAAGTCATCACAACTACATGGTGCGAAGACTAAAGGAAGAAGAAACTAAAACTGAAATGGTAGATCATCCCCCTCATTACAAAGAGGGGGAGATTGAATGCATAGATTATCTGGAAGATAGTTTAGGTAAAGAGGGATTTGCTTTTTATATAGAGGGAAATATTAAGAAGTATATTCATAGATGGAGACACAAAGGTGGTCTACAAGATTTAAAAAAGGCACAATGGTACCTAGATAGATTGATTAGCAGAGAAGAAATGTAATGATCTACTTCTTTCCTCTGCTGACTCTTATGTCATATCTTAACATGAAGTCTTCTAGTTCCCGTAATGTGGATACTCGTGGGTTCCATTTAGGTGTGTACATATCTGCAAAGGTTCCTGGTCCAAAGCTAGCGGCTTTAGCTAATCCGTGTGGTGTGAAACCTCTTGAGGTAACCCATCCACGGATCTTATGTAAGTATATATCTACTCCATATACCTGTTCATTTTCTTCTGCCATATTATTCCTCCAATTAATATATTTAAATCTTGCATTAATCACATATAAGAGATTATAATCATGTCGTCAAGTTTTTATACTGTTAAAAATGTAGCTAACAAATTGAACCTTGCAATTCCTACAGTTTACCTGTGGATTAATCAAGGAAAATTTGATGGTTGTGTTTACCGCTTTAATAAATCTTGGCGATTTAAGACTGACAGACTTAATCAATGGATAAAGAGAGGAGAACAAGAATGGGAAGTAACTATAGAAACGGACAATGGTATGCCGACTTTAGGATCAATGGTAAGAGATACCGACCTCCAATTAATGCAAGTTCTAAAAGGCAAGCTAATGAGAAGTCAATAATTGAACGAAAGAAAAAGATAACAGAACTTGCTAAGACACAGTCTGACATTCCTTTTTCTGAGGCAATGTTAAAGTTCCTTAATAACTACTGTGGTTTAACATACACTACTAATGGTGAACTTAAATTTCAAAGAAGAGCAATGAAAGAAAGTTCAGCTAAAAGATACCTTCAAAGTATCAAGATGGTTACCCCACACTTTCAAGGCAGAATGTTGAAAGATATAACCAGACAGGACATTGCAGCTTATGTTGAATGTCGAAGAGTAGGTACAAAAGATATTAAGCCTTGTAATGATCCCACTATTATAAGAGACCTAAGTATGCTTGGTAAAATGTATGAATATATAATAAAGAATAGTACATGGGATGGGCATAACATAGTCAGATCTTTTGATAGAAAGACACTACAAGAAAGTAAAGACAGGATAAGAAGTCTTGATGATTATGAGAAAAAGTCTGTGTTAGATACTGCAAAGAAAAGTAAGAACCCAGATCTATATCATCAAATTCAAATTGCCTTACTTACAGGTATGAGATGGAACGAGCAGTTCTCTTTATTAAGAACAGACTTTGAACGTACTAACTATGGACCTCAATTTGTATTGAGAGATACTGTAACGAAGAATGGTAAAATTAGGGTAGTGCCTTTGTGTGATGAAGCACTAGACATAGTAGAAATATTATTAAAAAAACCTGCTAGTTTTAGTGGTCATCTATTTTATAACCCAGACACAGGACATAGGGTAAATTCTAATCGCTCGTCTTGGGAAACATGTCTGAAAAATAGTGGTGTTACAGACTTTAGTTGGCACGATTTAAGACACACTTATGCCACGGATGAGATAAGAAAAGGTATGCCTATTTATACTTTATCTAAGTTGTTGGGACACTCAAATGTAACCATCACAGAGAAGTATGCTCATCTATTTACGGAAGACTTACATGAGGCAAAAAGAAAAGTTGCCACCAAAAGTGCCACACACAGTGGAGAATATGGTGTAAGTGCTTGATATGTATAGGTTTTCTTATATGTATCAGTGGTTTTTAAGTCCAGTGCGTCTACCATTCCGCCACGCTCGCAAAACCATATATCTGTTGTGTAGCCTAGGTTTGCGAGCTTTGCAAGTTATTTCTAAATTATTTTTTTGGGCGATAATTTTATATATTTTCTATATTTTATATATTTTATATGAAAAAATGGACACCAAAACGGACACCAAATTTTACAACTATTTAAATCAAGAAACTATAACAAGGGAGAGAAACTAAAATGACTTACATGGAACTAATGGATAAGACTTTTGATTGGTGTGTGTGGTTCTTAATTGAATTAGCCAAGCCACTTGGTATGACTTATAACGAAATAAACATCTGGATATTCGTCATCATTGAACCGTTGATCTTTGTCTGTATGTTAGCTTATATAATTCACCTAAAGCGAAGGCTTTCGTAGAGATCCAAACCCAACTTGGTTATCATCAAAACTAGCAAGAGTATTGTCACTCATTACAGGTTTCGCCATTGGAAGAGGTGGCATTACTTTCTTGTTAGATGGGAAATTTATATTAATGGGAATAGCATTAGGAGAACCTTCTGGTATTCTCATCCCACCATACATCCTTGCCGCACCATATAAACTAGTACCTAAACCTTTATCGATTATATTAGATGGAGACAACCTAGACATTACATCACCAAATGTAGGTTGTTTATTCATCGGTCTGCCATACTCATCTTGTAAATTAAAATCATAAGTATCATTCACAGAGAAGCTACCATCAGGTAATACATCAACATTGAATTGACCTAGTATAGTTTTTAAAGCACCAACGTCTGAAAATTTGCTACCTGATCCACTGACAACATTACCTTCTTTAAAGTAATTATTTAAATCCTTATATGTTACTGGATAATTCCCAGGTTCTTTATTAGAATAATTAGCCTGTAAGAATTCTAAAAGTTTAGCTTTGACACCCTCATTGAAGTCCTCATTAGTATACTGTTTTGTTTGCATACTCTCTGGTAAATAAGAGTTACCCATTGCATTTAAGTAAGTGGATAGTTGTCCAAAGTTTGCCATTATTTCTTTTTCCTTTTAGCAAATGTTTTTACGTTTGTGGGTTTACCGCCTACTCCTTGAGTCTTAGATCTTTTTCTTTTAACTGCACTTTTCTTTTGTGCCGTGGTCATTCTCTTGGCTTTGGCTAGGGGAACACACTTTGGATAAGCTCTACCATCTCCCTTTTTTCTACCACAAGGTTGGAACTTTCCATTCTTTTTAGGGGCACCAATGTCCACCCATTTTTCTTTAACCCACTTACGAAGACCACTCATCTTTTTCTTAGCTTTCTTTTTTTTCTTGCCCCCGACTTTGATTCTGCCAGAGCAGACTCCTGCACCATACATATTTCCATACGCTGATGGATATACCTTGAACTTTCTCTTTGCCGCAGCCTTACCTTTCGCACATAACTTTGCCATTATTTTTTACCTTTCAACATTTTTGCTGCTTGACCAACACCCTTAATTCCGAACGATGCAGAGATTGCTATATATAAAAGGTATTGATACCAATCGGGTAGGGTGGCTAGTATCTGAAAACCTTCTCTTACATATTCTCTCATTCCTGGAATGAAGACTAAAATTGCGGGAGCTAGTAGGACACATAATGCGAACTCGTCTTTCCAAGAATCCACTGTAGCATCAGCCATCTTGCCTTCCCATTCGACTTGACCTGTTGCGACTTTCTCTGCAACAGAAGCACGAGCTCTTGCCTCTGCCACTTTAGCTTCTCCATCTGCTTTTGTTTTAGCAACTTTGTTTTCAAACCAAGTACCTGCTAAATTAGCTAAAGGACCTATTATCGCTGTGAGCATTTGCATTCCTTTCTTTTAAACTTGCTGTCTATCCAAACTTTTCCGTAGTAAAGAACAAACAACCAGACTGTAAATAGGGTGCCTTCTAAATAACTAAGTTCATGCCATGCATCTAATACTGTACTATCCATTATCTACCTACTTTCTTCATTGCTATCTTGTGGGCTTGGGTGAAAGTTTTACCTTGCAGCATTAACTTCTTCATCTCAGACATATGTCTAGGTGTATGATGTCTGGAATGTGTCTGCATAGTCTGCTCTTGTCTCTTTGTTAATTGTTTCTTCATGTTAATTTTCCTTCTGCTATACGAGTACATCTCCACTTAACTGCTCTGTAACCTCTAAGATATAGTGGAACTTCTGAAGCTATTTCTAATGCTCTATTTTTACAGGCATCTAAAGTTTGATATACAACTGGATACTGTATATTTTCTAATATCTGACAGTTGTTTGGGTTGCCTATGAGACAGGCGATGACTAGACATTTAAACATTCTATTTTGCTATGCTCCTCAAACTCTCCATCACTTTATCTATTGATGGTTCTTTATCGTTTAATCTTCTATATTGACAACGGAATTGCTTAGGACATCCCACTCTTATGTCTGCAAAATCTAAAGTAAATTTTCTGTTAGCACCCTCATAGATACAGGCTAATTTACCTTTATAGACTTTTTGTTTTTTCAATCGGCAGGTTGTTAGGACAGGGGGTTTTACAGTACCATTATTAATCTGTTGATTTCTGGTATAGTCTTTAGGTGCATTATACATTTTTCCTTTTGCATATGCCTTTACAGTTACAACTAATGCACCAAAGATTAAGCCAACGGCTATACATGAGTAACCAACCCATTTAAGTATTTCCATTATTTCTTCTTGTTGTTTTCTAGCTTGAATTCTTTGCTGACGTTGTGCTTCTTTAGCTTGATTAATTCTGTCTGCTCTTTCAGAAATAATCTGATCCCATGTAGTAGGTCCAAATCTCATATTAATCATGAACTTTAGCTCTTCACGGGACTCGTTTAACAAAGCTCTGTCAATAAAATCTGAAGCACTTGAATCAACTGAACCAAACTGTTCGGCTATAGACATGCCTCGACCAGACTTTTTATTCATTTCAGTCTCGCCTTGGAAAAACCCATCGATCTGTTTAGCTATGTCTTTAATATCGTTGCAAGTCCCAATGTTTTCCTTAATAAAGGAAACGCTTGCTTTAACTAAACTAATACCTGTGAGAATTTCTGCGACAACCATAACACTATCTCGATCTGGTTGCCGCTTGTTTTGTTCTGACAGATTTGATGTAACGTCTCCAACACCAGTTACCTATTTTTAAAATAACTTTAGCTATGTTAAACCAAACTGTACCCATGATTAGTAACCCTTTTTCTTTATAGGCTTCTTAATTTTTTTAGTGCCTTTCATCTTCATCATTTTAAGTCTCCGATTTTACAAAGTTAGGTGAGTTGTCTTCTGCCCCATGCCACCATTCAAGTACATTAAATGACGGACATTCTTTAGTTACATTAGGTAAATCTTTATGACCCATTGGTTGTGCCCATTCGTATTGAGCCATGAGATCCTCAACTACTTCTTTTAGTGAAGACATCTGAGCATCTGTGAAATTGTTTTCAGCTTTGTTATCTTTGCCTTTACCACCAACCAGACAGACACCAACACTAACGCTGTTGAAACCTGCTGCATGTGCTCCAGACACGTTCAAGTCTCTGCCATCTTCAACAGTTCCGTCACGTCTGATAACTTTATGATAGCCAATGTCTGACCATCCTCTTTCTTCAACGTGCCATTTTCTAATGTCTTCGGCACCTATATCCATGTCCTCATATGTGTCTGCACAATGTATGACAATGTGAGTGGTTGAAGTTCTCATCTTCATTTAACATCTCCATCTTTTTCTTGCTTGTCGTAAACGACTGTTAGGGTTCTTCGCTGCTTTAGGGAACTTCTTCATTTGTCCCGCACTTCTTGCACAGTATGACTTTCTTCTCTTAGCGGCTGTGCTTCCTTTTTTAACTTTGCCTGTAACGGCAGTCTTTAACTTAGACCCAGGATTATCCCTGCGGTATTTAGCCACACCCTTTTTTGTCATACCCGCACCATCTTTGGTCTTACGTTTATGACCACCACCAATAGTGTGACCTTTCATTGTTCCTTTTTTCTTAGCCATGCTTTGATATCAAGTTGTCTAACTTGTCCTCTAATCTATGCAAGGTCTCAAAGATACGAGTTGATTGATCTCTTAAATCATCTTTGGTTGCATAGGTTTCTCGTGTCTGATTTAAAAGTATTTGGACACGATTTAATTCATTAACAGTTTTGTTAAAGATCCAACCAAATGGAACTAGAACCATTGTTAAAATTACATTCCAAAATAACATTGCATCTATTTCCATTATCTACCTTCTTATTTGTTGTCTTATTGTAACATAAAAGTCTATGTCTGTGTCTGGCTTTAGTTAAATTTTTTTAACCTTTTATTTCCATTAAAGTCATCATTGCATTTCGTATTGTCATTCCATTTCCAAATTGATATCTTGATTGTAAATTATATGTAACTGCTGACGTTGAGTTAGGTGAATCTAAAAAAGATATATTGTGGTCGATTGCTTGATATTTAGTAGAGCTGACATTATCTCTTTGATAAAAAAAGTTATTTCCTGCTATGTGAGTAGAACCTCTTAATAATCTACTTGAACTTTGTGGTCCATCATATGATGTTCCAGAAGTTATATAACAATTTATAGAAGCAATAATTAATATATTAGATGAAGTGCTTGATGGTGTAATTGCTTGCGAAACAAATGTTGTAAAAGCAGTTGAGCCACTAGTAGATCCGCTTGTAATGTTATTGTTATTGTGAATTGTTTGTAAGACCATACCATCAGAAAACAAATTTGAAGGCATTTTACCCATTGGTATTGTAGGTAAATTAGCACTTGGAAGAGTTGGCTGACCAGTAAAATTCAATTTCGTTAATGCCATATTATGGTTCCTTAGCTTGGTTTAGTTGGAAAAGTCACATTCCCTAATACACCATCAGTTAAAGTTGGACTTGCACCTGAAGGTAAATCTCTTAACGATTGTCTGTACGATGCCATATCATCTGCCATTGTGACATCAGATAAAGCATAAAAATCAGTGTCAGCTAATAAAGCATCTCTCTGTTTTCTTAACTCAACCATTGGCTCTGCATTTGTCAATTCAGTAACCTTTGCGGAAACTGCACTCCATGTAGTACCAAAGTCTGATGGATTGGAACTGAGAATACCTGAGCCATTCTCATCTGTCCCAGTGACTTTTTTAAATTGAGCATTGAATTCTGCTTCAGACGTTGGGTTGCCTGACAGTGACCATTCATCAATATTCAATGCCATCAAAGCATCTGTTACATTTGCCATTTTATTTTCCTTTCTAAAAAATGTTTATGACTTAAAATTATCCTGCTATCTCTGTTGCTGTAAAAAATAACCCAGTTTCAGGTCTATTCAATTGAACTTGATTACTGTTTCCAGTTCTAAAATAAATAGTGTAAGTGACTTGACTTGTTGTGCTAGGACTATCTAAAATCTCCATTGAACCATTACCATATCTATTTTGTCCATTATCATTATGAACGTAAAATAGAGTACTTGCATTTCCAACACCTAAATTAGTGCTTCCTCTATAAATAGTTGCATAAATATCATCATTTCGTATCATATAAAATCCACCTATATTTGCTCTTAAAAGAACTTTAGATGAAGTAGCTACTGGAGTTATATTTATAGCAATACCAGAGGTTACATAAGATGTACTTGTAGTTGCTACTGATACAGCAGAATTAGTTTGTATTACTTGCAATACACTTCCAGTAACATTTAAACCTAAATCGGATGCTTTTGGGACAGAATCATTTACTTTTTTTATTGTATCTACTTTAAGAATTGATGCCATATTAACCTCCTATCTCTGTGGCTGATATGAAGCTAATACCTCTTTCATGTGAAGTATTGTCTATATCATCTCGTGTCCTATTAACATAAATCTGATAAGAACCAATTGTAAGAACCCCAACCTTGTAAGTAATTTGACTAGTTGTTGCAGGTGAATCAAAATAACTATAACTAGCTTTCTCAGCAGTACTACCATTATTAGCAACATCAATACTAATTGTTGATATTGAAATACCACATGTTCTGTTTCCTGATTGTACATGGGCTAATTTAGTAGAATCTCTATAAAAAAACCAAACAGCATTATAAGCTGCTGCTTGATTACTCCACTCGTGAAATATATGAGTGTCTAATTTAATTATAGATGATGTGCTTTTAGGTGTTATATTTACTGTTAAAACATCTATAACTGTATCTGTATTGGAAGATAAACTATAATTAGTTGTGTCAACATATTGTGTGAAAGGCATTTGCAACACAGCACCAGTAATATAAGGAGTGTCAGTACCTGCGGCATTTGTTATTGTGTCTACAGCTAAAGTGCTCATTGTGCTATCTCCATTGCGGTAAAAGTACTAAGTCTAGTATAATTTAAAAAATATGCGGGGTCAGTACCAGTACTTTTTCCCCACAAAGAATAAGTTCTTGAAGTGGTAGAACCAACAACATCAGTTAAAAAATTTATACTTTGTATGGATTCAAAACTACTTCCACCTGCATTATACATCCCACCAAATCCATTAGATAAAGAGGTTACAAAGGCTGAATCAGCACTACTATAAATATTTAAAGCTACTTGACCTCCATTAACAATCGTAAGAAACACATTTAATGTTAATAATATTTTACTAGTAGATGATGTAGGAGTTATACTTACTGAAAATCCAGTATTAAGAAAATTGTTAGAACTAGTATTGACCAGACTGTTTGACGTGTTTTGAATAACTTGCATCACCATTCCTGGAGCAACTAAAGAACCTTGATCTGTTGCTATAATTTTTTGACCAGATCCTAATAAAACTTGATTTGTATTTGCACCAGAGGTTGGACCTTGTAAATTTTGTACTTGTAAAGTTGATGTCATTTAAACCACCGTAAATGTTCCATTAACAACAATTGTCACGGAGTTGCTAATTGTGATAGGACCCGCCACGAAAGCATTAGATCCAGAAGCTATTGTATGTGAACTCGATATTGTATTTGTATTTACTCTTATAGGAGTAGAACTTAATGCTACACTGTCTGCCAATTTGTTAGCATTTATTGTGCCGTCAGACACAGTCTGAGCAATACCAGTTTCTCCCATTGATATAATGTAATCTATTACATCTGTGCCATTCACAAGTGCAGAAGTAAATGTGATTGTTGCATTGTTGAGATTGTAACTTGTGTTCGGACTTTGAGTAACACCATTGACAGAAACTATTAATGCCTCTGGTTGTGGCGGTATAAAGTCAGTACCATTAAACTGAAGAGTATAAGAAGCACTACCATTTGGTGTGATAGAATCTAACTTTCTAAATTGTCCTGATAAAGGTTGTGTTCCAAGTATTGCCATCTCTTAATCTCCATCACTAGGTGGGTTACTAAGGTCTGCTTCTTTTGTAACCTCAACCCATGACTTTGTATCTTCATCCCAACAAGCTACTTTACCTTCGGGGTATGCAACAGGTGGTCTCCATTGATATGTCGCCTTATCTAATATCCAACTCTCATATGGACTTTCGCAATAAAAAGCATCTGCCTCACTATCATAATTATAGCCAACTGCTGCATAATTCATTCTTAGTGCTTTTGTTTGATCGTCAGAAAGAATACCACCCTGATTGGGAGCAAGGTGCTTACCACCAACGGTGTTGTAAGATGTTTTAATCCATTCATCTTTATCTTCTAATGTTTGTATGTAATCATACTTTGCAACAATAACGTCTGTTACAATTCCATCTTTTACTTTTGCATAATGACCCATTTTAAAACCTATAATTCATATCTAAAAATTACGACACCACTTCCACCTGCATAACCTGCAATACCTGCTTTTGGTCCCCAACCACCTTCGCCAATATGAGCAGTTCCATTTCTACCTGTGTTACCATGATATGTTCCGTTACCACCTTTTCCACCTGCTGAGTAAGTTACATTTGTTGATCCGTCGACTATATTAGATGTAAGACCTGCACCTCCACCTGCTCCAGAATTTGTCCAAGCTGCATTACCACCTGCTGCTGAAAATCCACCACCACCTGCTGCACCATTATCGTTTTGGTTCAAATTACCAACATAACCACCTATGTTTCCTTGACCTACAATTAATCTACCACCTGCGGATCCGTTTCGTGGGTTTCCCCCACCACCATTACCACCTGTTAAACCTCCTGCGTGTGATCCATAGCCACCTCTATTACCACCTTTTAAAGTTCCACCATTAAAATGTGTAGTACCTAAGTCACCTTGAAAAGTAGATGGTAAAACTGTATCTCCACCAGTTCCGTGTTGAGCAGCACCTGCACCAACAGTTATTGTATAAGAACCTGCTGTAATTGAAGATATAGTGTATGATCCAGTAGAGCCACCTCCACCTCCGCCACCTCCACCACCTCCGTAACCATAAGCACCAGATCCCGCTCCACCTGCACAAGCAATACATGTAACATTTGATAGAGTTAGTCCTGATGGTACGGTGAGGGTACCTGATGAAGTAAATTTGTGTACTTTGTAGTTTGTTCCACCTGATGAATATGTTGTAACTGTTCCACCATTTGCAACCCCACCAACTGTAAGGCTTTGAGTAGTGGGTGATGCTGTATTACCAACATCATTATTTTCTATAGAAATAATTACTGTTGTACCTATTGATTGACTTTGAACACCTGATGGTGCTGTTGTAGAGGCAGAACCACTAGATACTGAAACGCCATTAGTTCTAGCAATTTCTGTGGTGCCTACTTTATAAACCACATTAATTGTACTTGTAGTACTCGAAACTGTAAGAGTTAATGTTGTTGCAGTTCCTGTTGTAAGATTACCAGACACAGCACTTAAAACTGGAATCAAATGAGTCTGCAACCAAGCTGAACCATTCCAAAATTCTATGGATGATAAGGTAGTATTAAATCTAAAATTTCCTGCAATTGGATTACTTGGTCTTTCAGCGGTTGTCCCTTGAGGTAGTGTAATTCCTTGATCAGGTAGTGACCCATGTACTATTTTTGATAAAGGCATAACTTACTCCGTTTCTTTTGGATTGTCTGTTTTAACTTGAGCAATTCTTGCTTTCCAAGTGTCCAATCCATTTTCATATATTTCATCTAATTGACTCTCCCAAGAACCATATTCAGATTTTCTTGTTTCAATTATTACTTCATTAGCTTCAGCAAGGTTGGCTACTGTTTCATAAGAAGTTATTTGGTCATCAGTAGGTTTAGTTATATCTAAATTCCATTCAGCTATGTATGCACCTTGACCTATATCTTCTAAGATAACATCAGTTAAAAAATTAACTTCATTAACACCATTTGCTTTTGCATATTCTTTTATTTTTGAATATAATTCTGCCATTTTATTTTCCTATTCTAAAATCCTAAAGGCACCAAAGGTGTTATAATAATTTGCTCTTTGTACAGAAGTAGTTCCAGTTCCTGCATAAATCCAAGGCTCTACATAATCACTAGTGCCATTAAAATCTATTATGCCACCACAAAACCCTGAACCAGTTTGTGAGCCATCATGTACGTTCATAACCCAAGTTGAATTATTTTTACGGATAGCAACATAAAAGTGTGTAGTGCCTGATGTACCTACTCCCTCAAAATAACAGTAATACTTACCTGCTACAGTTGGTGTAAATCTACTATTAGCAAACATATTGTCTGTATCAAGTAGCACAGTTCCCATAGTTACTTTAGTCCAAGTACTTGCACTTAGAGATTGATTACTAACAGCAGGGTCAGGAGTTGCTGCAAAAGCAGGAGTCATTGATGAACTAGGAGTATCAGCAAATGATAAATTACCAGAAGCATCTGTAATTAATATTTTATTTGCTTGAGGTGCAGTTGGCGGAAAAGTCAATGTATAAGATTGACCTGCACCATGATTAGGTGATTTTAATTTAATGCCATGACTATTTTGTGAACAATTTAATTGTAGTGTACCGTCTGTAGTTCCATCACCTTTAATCTGTAATCCTGCAACGGAAGATGTGCTAACAAAATTTGTCTTTGCACTTGTGATAGAATCATTAGCAATTTGTGATGTGCCTACAGATCCATCTGGGGGATTAGACGTTTGAATAGCTTGACCAAGAAATATGACATAAAAATTATCACTGGATTGTATTGCACCTGTCATTGATAATGTTGTACCACTAGCAGTATATGCTTCTGTGGGCTCTTGTCTTACATTATTTAAAAAGACTGCAAGGTCATTGGCATTAGTTACTGCATTACTAAGTGTATAATCTGTACCGCCATTACCTGTAATATCTTGTTTAGCTAGACTAGTAAATGAGGCACTAGGTACGCTTCCTATGTATGGCATATTATCTCCTTACGCACTAATTGCATCTACGGCAGACACCCAGACATCTAATCCTGCTGTTACTGAACAAGTAACTTTAAGAGCATCACCTGATTGCATGACTTGTTTAGCACCACCATCTAAAACCTGGAGTGATGATCCAACTGGAATAGGGGCACTAGACACAATCGTAATATCACTCGTTCCGTCATTTATAACTACAGTTGCTGTGACTTGAGTAGATGCTACATTAGCAACGGATATACCTATAAGAGTGTCATTACTATTTGCCGTTACAACAGTAACTGGACTTGTACCCACTGCGTTTGCTGTATATCTTCTAAAATCTTGAGCCATAATTTTATTCCTTTAATTAAAGAGCAATTCCCATTGCTATTACAAACCCTGCACTGATTGAGGAGGCAGGTGTTGTGTTGACAAAAGCCGAACCATTATATTCAAGTATCTGACCATTCTGTGGACTGCTAACAGTTACATCCGATAAGTCATTAGCTTCTGTTGTATCTACGCTGACAAATGCAGAACCGTTGTAAACTTTCAACTTTGAATCACTTGTGTTGAAGTATAAATCTCCAGAAGTTACATTTGAACTTGGATCAGAACTTAACGCACCATGATAGAGTTGATTAAAAGCATTGACGTTAGTCAAAGCCGATGTCACGGAAGTCATATTATTGCTGACATTTATTACCTCAGCACTATTATTTGCCACGTTATTTACAGCATTTATATTTGTCGCAACCTGACCTATATTAGTAACCTCTGGAGCAACTATACCTATATTACTAACCGCAGGAGCAACCAAATTAACATTGGCTATATCGTTTCCAACATTGTCTATATTTGTTATGGCATTTGCCACGGTGTCTATTTCAGACGTGGTTTCATTTAAATCGTCAGCCGCTGTCTGCACTTTTGCAATATTAGTTGCTACTGTCTGAAGTGCGTTATTACTAACAACACCTGCCACGGCATCTATGTTTGTTTGATTAGTTGCAACCGCATCTATATTAGTTTGATTATTATTTACGTTTGTAATTTCAGTAAGTTTTGCAGCAACTGCGGCTACATTACCTTGAGTTGCATAATATTTTGCAGAGTAGTTTGAGCCTTCAACTGTATTAGCAACATTACCAGATCCACCAATTGCCCATTCTTTTGCGGATCCACCTGTCTGGTTGTCACCAATAGCATAGGCTTTAGCAGAATATTCATTACTGTCTGTGCCTGTCTGAACATCAATTACTGAAGTATTAGCCGCATTAGATGCCCATCTCTGTGCAGTTGTGTTGTGATTACTTGCTGTCGTTGCGGAACCAGATGCAGCAGTTGTGGCATTATTTAATTGTGTTGTATCTGAGATTGATGCAAAAACAAACATAGAAACAATGTCACCTGCTGCGGCAGCATTAGGTGCAGACAGTTCCACTTCATTATTTGGTAAATCTAAAGTATAGTCTGTTTCATCTAAAAAGTTATCATTCTTAAATACTTGTATACTACTGTCTTGTATAGACAGGGCAGTACCATTAGCATCGTTGCCTGAGAACACAGTCTGCCCTGATATCGCCACGAATTTTAGTCGTGTTATCCCTGATGTAGGTTTAGCAAATGCATTGAAGACAAAGACCACATCGTCTACGTCTGCGAGTGATGATGTACGACTGTGCCATGTAATGTTTATATGAGTACTACTGAATGCTACGGTGAAGGTGTCTGTGTCATCTGTTAAAATTAAATTACCACCATTGACCAGACATAAATGTACACCAGTTGTTGTACTGAATGTTGTTTGATTGTCACCTGTCTTATAAGGAATTGACAGACTGTTCTCACCACTTAAATGGTTGAGACTTGTTGTAAGAGGATCAAAGAAACCGTCACCAGTTTTATATTTTGTTATAAGTATTGTCATATTATCCCTACTATACTATTTGTTGGTGTCTGTGTCTACGTCTGATTTATTTTCCAAACGCCTTAAAGTTGTTGCCGCCAAACGCTTTAGTATTAAAATTAAAGTTAAAACTTTTGTTCTTTTTCTTTCTTCCCACGGAAGGAGCCACACTATCTAATAAGTCTTTTCTGTATTGACCAGATGTATTTAGAAGAGGCACTAATCTAGTTAACTGATCAATTGCTCTTCTGAATCCTTTGGCTCGTTCTCTATCATCGGTAGTAGATGCTTGAGTTAGACCTGATGCTATAGTTAATATTTTTCTTATGATATTGTATGTTGGAAGCAGACTATCGATAGGGTCAGGGTCTTGTCTTCCGTATTTTGATCCAACTACAAAATCTGCTATTGGTTGAAAAATACCGAAGAGTCCGCCTCTTTCAAACATGTTATAAATAAATCTTTCAACGTCTTCGTCTTCGCCAAAGGTTTGATTTAGATATGGATTACCTTCTTCTCCATAAGTTACCCACTCTCTAAATAAAGAAACTGCTGATATACCTGCGGCTGCTCCAATTAAAAGTAGTAACGGAGTTGGGTTCTTATTTACAAACAGTTCTTTTAAGTTTCTCTGTATGATTGTATTTGTAAATGTGTTTGTCCAAGTTTTAATATGAGACAATAAAGCAAA